CCGACGATCGCCAAAACTGGGGTCCCAAGGTCGACGGCTATTATCCGGCATACGTTCAGGTGTACCAAACAGCCAAGGTGGCGCAGTTCTATCCGTGGGAGTTGTGCTTTGGTATCCGCAACCCGACCACGTCGATCTACGCCAACGGCTACGGCAACTCGGAGTTGGAAGAGTTGATCAACGTGGTCACGTCGATGCTTGGATAATAGCCGTCGACCTTGGGACCCCAGTTTTGGCGATCGTCGGTCATGGCGCCGTCGAAATACGGGTTGTTGTACTCGCCGTCAAAGTACGATTCCGCAAGACGGAACGTAGCGGCATCCACGGCCTGAAAGCGTACCAGTTTGCCGCGGCGGTTCCGGATACACTCGAACGTCATCTGGTCGAACGTCAACGAGTCGTCAACGATTTTACGAATAAACTCATCAAACTCGTCGCCGTCCCACGTAGCGGTATCGCCGCAGTTGAGGATGAAGTCGGTGATGGAAGACGCGATCTTGCGGTCCTGTGAATCCATCTTCTGCTCTTGGCCGTGCTTGGGCTTACGGCGAATCACGAAGCCCGTCGAATAGCGGTCGGCCTGCGGTTCAGCGAAGTCGGCTATCTGGTTCTTACGGGTCTTGAGGATTGAGTTGATGATGGGGGTGCGGCTCATCCGGCGGAGCGTTTCGTACGAAAGCGAAAACGGCTTATCCTTATAGCCCAAAAACGAATTGAACTCCAAAGGGTCGATCAGGTACGCCTTCGGAGCAACGTTAGCGGGCTTGGATTGCTGATTGAATATCTCAGCGGCTTTGAGTATGTCGGACGGGTTGTCGCTGCGCAACGCTCGCTCCATCAACAACGATTTACGTATCGTGAGAGCCTGCATGGCGCGTTCTACCGATTCCAATCTTTCTTTTACACCGGACATAATGTTTTTATGCGATTTGTTAAGCTATAATTGGCTGTCAACTCAACAGATTCAAAAAGTCGTTGCGCGCCGTCTTGCGTATGATGATAGCCTGATGGATGATATCGCCCCAAACTGCTACCTGATGACCGTTCCATGAGTAGTAGTCCGTCTGGTCGTCATACGAACCGTTCCACTCACCGTCGCGGCGGATGAGGTGAACGAGGTCTTGGAGATGTGATTTCTCTTCAACGGTAAGGGGTGATATGAAAGTGCCGGCGACTACTAATCGCGCGGCACTGGTTGAAAGGTCATCGGCCATCACTTGAAAGTCGATTCCCATAAACTCGCCTGTTTCCAACGGGGTGTGGAACGTGATCATTGGCCTACAATTTTACGAGTTCGCGGTTCGAAGATTGAGCGTTGCTTCCCTTCGCCGATCTTCATCTTCCAGTACTTCTGGTACTCACACAGCCACATCTCAACTTGATGAAGCGTCACGTCGCCGCAGCGCGACACCCGGTAGCAACGCCCTGCGCGATCCCAATGTAGGTATGGAAAGTCTCCACACTGCTGAAGAGCCTCGCGGGCTTCGTCACGCAAACGGTAGATACCGTCAATTTGGCACTTCAACGACGGAAACACCAGCCGCAGCCCTATGGACGCGCCGGGACCGACGTTAGCGTAGTCGTCTTGAGTGAAACGCATAAAACGGCGAGTGGTGTAACGCGATATGTAGGTGAAGTCTTGATAGAATTCGTGAGCGATGAACGTCGCCGACGAGGGAAGACTCTGGAGGAACTTGATGATCTGCTCCGGAGCGTCAGCCGTCAACACCGTCCGCATCAGTTCGCCTAACCGACGGTGAAGCGTCGGGACGACCAAGTGCGTGTAGCAGTAGTCACGCGGCTTACCGGGCGTAGCCATCGAATTGATCAGATACGCCGTAGTATAGGGGTTGTTACCCGTAGCGCGGTACGACGTTATCATTTCGGCAAAGAGGTCTTCGTCGTAGTGGTTGTGATCCGGAATGCCGGCTCCCCAGCCGTACTTTTCACGGGCGTATTCGAACGTGGCCGGGTTGTTGAAATAGCGGAACACCATCATCTTCCACACCAGATCCGTCAGCGAAAGGCTGTCGTCGAGTAGGATATTACGTATCTGCCACTGGGAGTTTCGGTCCAGTTCGCGGTAGACGTTGGTAAACTTGTAGTCGCGTAGTATGGGGTCTTCGGTCCACGGGCGTGGAGCCTGATCCAAGAACCGCCGTTTCCATATCATCTGACGCTCAAACATCGTTCGGAAGAACTCCGCGTGGTGTTCTGCGCTCACGTCGAGTGACGCGTCGGGTAGTTTATCAGCCCAAGCATAATGGTCAAACGTTGCCATGTTGTTTACGATAGCTTCTAATTAACAATTCGCGCCGCGCTTCAACGCTCTTTCCAGCTAACCGCACCAACGTACCGTCGTGAATCTTCATCAACGGACGTTTAGGAGCGTTTACAAGACGCGTCTCCCCGACGCCGAGGTTTACCCTTATACGGCGACCGCGGATCGGTTTTAGGGACTCGCCACTGATCAGCGGGCAGTAGTCGTTGCCGTGTAGCGCGCGTATTACGAACATCGTCTTTCCCCACACTTCGGGGTCGGTGACGATATCACCTATTCTGAAATATCTCCATCGGTCCATACGTTCAAAAACGTTGGCCCCGAAACGCTTACGAATCGGGGCCGCTGTCCTAACAAACCTGACAAAAATGGAAACAGAAAAAGAGGTTTAGAATCCGAACATCGTCAACTGCCGAGGCGACAGCTGGTAACGTTCGTTGTCGGAGAGGTTGGTGTCGAGAATCTCGCACGCCTTGATATCGGTAGCCACGTTGGCGTAGTCACGAACCTTTTCGTTGTAATCACGCCGGCACTTGTACATTTCGGGCGTCACGGCGTTTTCGCTCTGGTCGTTAACCAGCGTACCAGCCAGCGCAGGGGCTTCGCGGTCACTGGTTTCTTCCCAGCTGAACATCCGGAACGGGACATCCATCTTGATCTCGGCCGTATACCACGGCGGAACGGTTTCGGTAGGTGCGCCGCCGCAGTTGCTCAAAAGGCTTTCCAGTTCGGCGGTAAGGACCTGCAGTTTGGCGTTCAACGGCGGAAGAATGTCGGCCTTCAGTTTGGCCTTGATTTCCTTACCCAAGCGGCTGAACTTTATTTCCGAGCCGTAACCGCTGATGGCTTGCATGATGTCCGATTTCTGAATCTCGCCTTGGAGGGCTTCCTCGGCGTCGTCCGACTCAGCCTTTTCGATGGCATCGGCCATCTTCTCGAAGACGTTGTCGGCCTTCTCGACCTTTTCACCTTCGGTGTCGTCGGGAACCGGAGCGAAACCTTTCAGCATGTGATCCTGACGCTGAGCACGAGCGCCGAGGATGATGTCACGAATGTTTTCCATCGTTGTTGTCCTGTTTAACGGCCTTCGCGGCCAAATACTTTACCCACGCCCAGTGAGCCACCACTCCCGCCACAAACGAGAAGATGGCTACCAGCGTGTGGATAATCTTCGCCTCATGAGCGTACACCACCGCGACGATCACAAGGACCACCGCGACGATAAGAATCCACATCCATTTCTTCATAGCGTATCTTGATTTTAATCACTTTATCAACATTCCGTAGAAGTCTTCCAGCGTATATGCCTTCTTATAGTTGTAGGAGTCCTTCGTGTTGGCTACCTCTTCGGTCATCGCTATCAGCAGGTCTTCCTGCTTGGGGCCGTATACCGACGGCGACAGCCACGTCAACTGGACGTTGAAAAGTATACGCCCTACCTCTTCCGTCGTCAGCGGACTGCCCAAGAAACGCTCAAACTTGGATTGAATCCAAAGCGCCAACTTGGTACTGCTGTACCCTTCGAAGGCCGACGGTGACACCAGTCGACCGTTGAGTTCCGGTTTCAGCGATTCGATGAAACGGCCAAAAGCCTTTTCGCCAAAACCGCGGCGAACCTTGGGGATGTTGTCCGACGTATCGCCCATCAGCACCTTAAACAGCAACACCTCCAACGCTTCGGTGGCGAGGACTTGAATTTCAGCATCCAGCCGTTCGTTCCAGAACTCTTCCTTACCTGGAAAGGTGTAGAATTTCATGAACTTGGAGTTGTAGTTGAATACCGAAACCGTTGGCGTGATTAACTGGCGGATATCGCTGTCAGCCGTAAGAATGACGGTTTCTTCGTCAGGGAGTTCGTCCAGCGCGTAGGCCCACAACATAATCAGATCATCGCCCTCCGCGCCCGGTACGCGAGAAACGATCAGCCCGCGCTTACGCAGCAACGCTTCGAACTCACCCAACACTTCGACGAATGCGTCGCTCCACGGTTCTTTCACCCGCGTCAGGGCGTACTTGTAATCGTCGTATACGCCACGGCGCCACGAGTGGGAGTCGATAACCACTATCACGCGGCCCACGTCATCACCAAAACGCCGTACCGCGGCGCAAAGGTTCATCACGCACTTGCGGATCAGCACCTGACGCTTTTCACGGTCTTCGAGTACAGCGCACATATCTTGGCCGCGGTAGTACGTCGAGAAGATCGAGAACGAAAGGTGGTACAGGAAATTCCCGTCAAATACCAAATTAATTTTCATAGTTTACCCTCGTTTTTGATTTTGTTCCAAATCTCCAGCGGCACCACCGTTTCACCCAAGCACCCCACGCGGGGTATCTTCAGCCGATATTTGCGCACACGTTCGATTTCCAAAATGGCGGAATACCAGACGCTGTTCTGGGAAACCGTTCCGTCTTGGTTCAACTTGATCTTCCGCCCGCTGACGTATACAAACTCCGCCACCCCGTCCTTGAAGTTACGGGGCGTGGAGTGGTAGAGATATAGTTTCTTTGGGGTCATTGCGCTATACGGTTAGGGTTGGTATTGGAAGCAGCGATTCCGCCTTTGGTTATATTAACCTTGCGGCCGTCTTCCTGTCCGAGCACCATCGCGTAGTTGCTACCAATATGAGCCAAGCCGCCTTTACCCAAGTTGGGGAACTTTTCGGCCACATAATCGTTGATTTTCTGGTCGGTACGAAGCACCAGCGCGCTTACCTGAACTTGGGCTTGGAGTTCGCGCTCACGCTCTTCCCTCAGTTTAGCCTTAACCCCCACGGCGGCTCCGGTCAAATACGACCGCAGGAACGTACCACGGTGCATCCGCTTTTCGCCCGTGAATACACGCATCACGGCCTGCTTATCGTCGTTGAGGTACTCTTGGTAACGTTTCAGCGCCAGTTTGTACAATTGGTCCGCCAAAATGTTGAACAGCCACTTTACGACCTCGACGTTCTGAGGTTCGCCGATGATAATGTACTTTTGAGTCTTTTCACGTACCTCCTTGCCGTTACGGTTGATGCGGTAGCGCACGCTCTGACTTGTGATAGCGTAGCAGTAGTTGTACTTACAGATTCCGCTGATAAGGACTTGGTCCCACGCACCGCCGCACTTACGCCACCAATCACTACCCAAGCGCTCTTCGGTCACGTTGGTCTTCTGCTCGTTGTCGGGCATGGCTTCCAAATCAGCCATCGAAAGGTTGTACTGGGTGAGAAGGTTCTGAATCTTGATGGCAGCATTTTGGGCTTCGGCTTCAGAGTTGATAGCCTTGGCGCCTTCGTACAGACGCTGCAGTTTCTTCAGTTTCGAGAGGATCGAGTTGATGTCTTGAGTGTTTTCCATAACCAATTTTGTTTTACGATTCTTTCCAAGAGCGAAGGTACGGCGAAAATTTGAATTCTCCAAGAGAATTTGAAGAAATTTTCAACAATCCATCACCAAATTACCTTTCAACTCCAACTCATACAACCGTTCGGCGTCAGGTTTGGTGTAGCAGAATATCACCTTACCGCCGCCAGCGGCATAAATGGCCTTACGGTACACCGACCGTATCAGCGCAAAGCGTTCGCTGCGGTAGAGATCATAGTCGCTCACGCACACTTCCCACCACCTTTCTTGACGAGACGCCCAGGCGATAACTCCTGGGCGTTCGGCTTCGATATTCTTTACCGCGGCCAGCAACAACGCGCGGCACCTTCGGTAAGCAGTGGCGGATATCATAACGTTTCGTCGATCATCATCGCCAATTCACTCAACAACCGCACGTGGACGCGCTCGTCGGCAATGATCTTGTTGATGAGTTGAACCGCCAGCGTGGAGGTAACGGTCGGCGTAGGGTTGTTGGCCTGAATACGCTGAATGAGTTTCTCGTACTCGGTGATGGTATCCTGCTCGGCGTAGATGTTGATCTTTACGGCTTCGATCGCGCTTTCAGTCGTAATGTTCACTTTGGCTGCCGAAAATACGGGCCGCGATACGCTACCCCCGATGTGGTTGATGAAGTCGCCTAATCGGTCGTAGTGCTTCATCTCAGTGAGGGCGATACCGAGGAACGTTTCTCCAATCTGGTCGAAGATCATCCGCTGTTGCGTGTACTGGAGAATGGCCGTGAGTTCCGACGTACCGGTAATGCCGGCGTATGCCTTGTGGAACCACTCGGCCGGAACGCCGTCGTCGGCTTTGGCCTTGGAGATATCAGGATAATCGACCGTAGGGTCAGCGAAGCGCATCGACTCTACCAGCGCGTCGGCCATGGCTTCGACGTTGTCCTGTTTGGCGGGGTTGTGTTGAAGGATCGTTTTCATTTTGTTAATATTCGTCGGGTGGATAAAATCCGTACTTTCGTTTGTACTCTTCGCGATAACGCCGTTCGCGGCGATCTGCGGAAGCGTTCGACAACCCGATCAGGAAAAGGGCAATCGGCATCACGAAGAAGAACCCTATTCCAAGGCCAAGAGCCAGTGCTTGTTGTTGATCCATGACGTTCTATTTTTCGGCATTTTGAACACGTTCGCTCCCGGCGACTACTTTCCCGTCGTTATCAACGCGTCGCCAGTAGCCGCAATTCGTACACGTATAGAGGACCGTGTCGTCGAGGTATTTCGTGCTGGAAAGGATTGCCTGACACTCCGGGCAGAACTCCACAGCAGACGACTTCTTGACCGTCGAACCGAACCCCGCGGTGTCACGCATCGAAGGCGTCAACTCGTCGGTTTCCTCAACCTCGATTTGCGGCGCGGGGACGATAACCAACTGGGCTACTACCTCGCCGACCTTAAACTGCTTGACGTCGAAATTGAGTTCCTGAGCACGCAACCCGGCTATTTCACCGAAGGCGTTCGAGAACAACGTACACACGCTGCGGAGGAACTTATTGAGCAGCGTCGGAAGGTGCCAAACCTTCTTGTAGCGGGCACGCATCGTACCGCGGTATCCGGGGTCGATGATACCCGGCGCGTTACACATCACGAGGTCCTTTTTCGAACAACGCGAATTCGGGACCAACAGGCCGCAGTACCCCTTGGGGATTTCAACGGCGATACCCGTGTCGTACTCGATGTAGTCGTCGGTTTCGGTAATGGATGCGGCCACGAGGTCCAGTCCGTTGTCCTCACCGTCGGGGTGAGCGTAGTGCGGCAGTACGGCATCAGGGTGTACTCTCTTGAATTTTACGATCATTTCTTGTAACCTTTTAAGTGTATTTTGACTTCAATCATTTCACGGTCCTTCATTTCACCCCCCCAATTGGTACATTTCTTGGTACGGAGGGTGATATATTCGGGGAACTCTTCCCTTAAACGTTGTGACTCGGCGTTGGAGTTCTCGATCGTGCGGTAGACGGAACAACCACCAGCGGCGTTGGCTCCGGTCATCTTGTCGAACGAATACTGGTACGACACCACGTTATCCAGCCCGGCGCGGCGTAAGCCGCAAGCCACGGCGAAGTCTTCCTTGATAGGCCAATCGCGAAACCTAACGGGCTGGCTCAGGTACTGAGCGATGTTCAGTCCCCAAATGGAGAAGAACCGCCCGTTGATTTGTACGTCGTGTTCCTTGTCGCGGTTAAAGGGCCGATACGAAAGCGCGGCGACGGCGTAGGTGTCCAAGTGCTCCGCCACCCAGTCGAACATCATCGAATAGATGTATTCTTGGGCCTCGACGGTGAAATTGTCGTTGTTTACCACCACGGGGGTCTTGGCATCGTCTAAGCGCAGCGAGAAAGACACGTTATCGTCTAAGAAAAAGACTCCGCCAAATCCCCGCTTTTGGGCCTCTACAACGATGTAGTCCCGTATGTCCCCTACACCGCGACAGGCGGTGCTGTATTCCTCGATGGCGGCTACCTTACTGCCCCAGTTACGCTGGTGAGCGGCCAACTCGCCGGGGTGACAGAATATCGTCACGCGGCGACGCGCCTGAGGTGTGAGCCGTTGGAGGGTCTTTTGGCGATCGATACGACCGCGGGTGAATAGTGCTATCAGAGTTTTCATATCACCTAAAACGATGGCGCTAACCTAACATATCAAACTTAAAGCCCGTAGTCATACGCGAAGCGGCCAAGTCAGCCAACCAGAACGACGACGAAATATCGTCGTGGCTGCCCACGCTTTCCAAGCCTTTTTCGGTGAAGGCCACTGAACCGAGGTCTTGGAAGATGAGGTCTTTCACCTGCTGGGAATAGACGTTACCTACTGGGATGTGGATTTTGCCCCGCTCGAATAGCGTTGAAAGGTGAGGCCACCCGGTCTTCAGGTCGTACTTATCAATACCCGTAGTGTGGCCAATCACGGGCATACCCTCAGTGTCGGCCGTTTCGACGAATATCTGCTGGAAGGTGTTGTTCTCCATCACGATCAGGTCGGGCCGGAAACGCGAGTTGATACGGCGCAGGACGTTCATCTGTTCGAAGAACTTGGCACCCTTTTCACGCCACAGGTGAAGCAGCCAACGCTCGTCGGTCAGTTCGTCAATACCCCACACGCTGAATACGGCGTAGTCAGCGCCGACGTTGGCCGACATAGCGAAGTCACAACCCACGACTACCTTGGAGAACTTAACGGGGAACTCTTCGCGGGAATCCACCAACGTGTAGTTCTCCATACGCAGCAACGACCGCGTGAGGATTTCCATCGGGAAGATCGACGATTCGTTGGTGATCGGGCGGCAAAGGTTCTCGCGTGAGAAGATGATCGAGCCTTGGGTCTCCTTTTTGTCCATCAGGTCCTTAAACGACCAACGCTGGGGCCAAAGAATTCGCCCGTCGGGGAAGATGGCCGGGTACTCGATCACGAACCAGCCGTTCTTGGTCTTGAGGTCGCCATAAAGGTCCTCGGCGTGAAACGGCGTACCAACGACGACGATCTGGCCGCCGGGTACGAGCATGTTCATAATTACGGAGTGGAAATAGTCGGTAGACTTATTTCGCTGGAGGCTGGAGTAGATGACGTTGTCCTTCAGGCCGTCGTCAACGATAATCCAGTAGGGGTGAGCACCACGCACCGAAGAGCCAAAACCCTTACCCGTCAAACGCGCGCCGTTACGGCACACGATATTGGTAGCTGACCAGTTGTTGGCCGTAGACTGGGGTAGCAGGCGTTCCTTCAGAATCTCGTTTTCCTCGATGGTTCCTTTCAGAATCTCCAAGAGGTCAACGCTCTGTTGGAGTGAGAACGAAAACAAGAAGCCGCGGTTCGACGACGCTACCGTGGGACGCTTCGAGTAACGGGTCGTTGACGGCTTCTTGTAGCGGTATAATTGCCAAGCGGCGTAGGCGTTGGAGAAATAGAACGAGTTGTGTGTAACCGTACCGTCGCCCAGCACGAAGCGGTGGTCGCCGTCGGTGGTGATAGATATGTAGTCACCTTCGCCTGCGGGCGTGATCTTCAACGACGATACCACCGTAGGGTGTACGCCGTCGATAGTGCCCCAGTCCTTATGTGACGTCTTGGCGGCCCAGTCGGTTTGGACCTTTTTACGGGCGATCTTTACCGGGATGCGGTCCAGTTCGCCAGAAATAGTCACGCACCAAGACGAATAATCACGGCCTAACGCTTTACAATACCGCGTTCCACCGCCCATTCGGGTACAGAAGCCAAGGCTGTCGGCCAAGTTCTTCACGTCACACACCAGCTGGTAGTTCGTATTACCGAAGTGATAGCCGCCCTGCCAATAGTTACCGTCGGAATCGATCAACCCAGCCAACACCTGAAGCCGTACGTCTTCGCTGTTGACGAGGTACTGCTCCGGAATGTGCTTATTGTAGAGCAGGTTGTAGCCCTTGAGCACCCTTTCCAGCGGGTTACGCTTACCGCGGCCACGAACGTCAATTCCAAGCGTCACCACCATACCCTTCTGGCCATAGTGAAGCCCCAAACGCTCGGCGTAAGAGCGTAAGTACTCACACACTTCAGAGTCGGCGGTGGTGATCTTCTGGTTGTTGGAGTTGCCGTCACCTAACCAGTACCCCAAGAAATACGGTTCCAGACCCACAGGCCGCGCGGGGTACTGTACTGCCACCTTGAAACCGCGGTAACGTTCCTTCACCCAGTTCGGGGTCTTGCTTAAAAGCGTCGGAATATCAATATCCACTATCCGCTTCGACGCTGTAGCGATAGAGCCGTTACGGTCCTTCTCGATCAGCGTACAAATGTGGCGTGAATTGACGGTGTAGCTATCACCGCGCGACTGGTCGATACGGTACATCAGCGAATCGTGACCGCGACGTGTAGCAACCACGCGGCGGGGCTTAGAGTCGACGCCCATCAACAGGTCGCCAACCACAACGTCTTCGACCTTTTTGATAGTTCCGTCGTACATTCGGACGGGGGTTCCGACGGCTTCGCACTTTCCGTGGTCACGTGCTGCGTTGATACACAATTTCTTGTGGTTGTGGACTAACTCACCCCACTCCAAGTGGTGCCACGACAGCTGGAAGTCGGGGATGACGGAGGTGATGAAATACGTCAAATTGGCACACCGCAGAGTGTCTTCAACCACGGCCGAGACGTTCTCTTCATAGCGGGGCTTAAAATCAATCGACACATCGCCGGTATACATAATCCGGTACGTGTCCATCATCAAAGCATCAAATATCGTGTCAACGTCGTGCGTATCGCCACTCATCATCTCGTTAAGGCCACGTTCGTCCATACCCTCGATTATCTCGTCAACGAGGTCTAAACAAGCCAAACGGTGCGTCAACGACGGGATCGCAATTTGAGGCATCATACGTCAAAGTATTTTAATAGCAACACCCAAAGGGGCAAATCCCTCTGGGTGTTACCGGGTCACACAACAAAACTCATCTCTTCAACTCCAACGCTTTAGTCAGGTAGCGTTCCATCTCCAGCGTCTCACGTTCGTAAACGTCCTTGGGGTAGTCCTTCAGGAGCAGGGCGTTGTACCCTTCGATGGCCGTTCCCAGAATCGTGGTTAACTGTATGATCTTGGCCTTATAAACCGCTGCGCGGTCATCGGCGTTGAAGGTGAAGCGGAATTTTGTCTTGTTGGTATCGAGCAGCGCGACGTAGCCGAACGTCTGAAGCGTTTCCAACACGTCGAGAGCCTTGCGGTGGGAAAGCGTAGTTTTCTTGACTACCTCGGTACGGGTGAAAGTTCGCTGGGCTATCATCTCCCGTTCCAAATCATCGAGGCCCAAAATACGAAGCAGTTCGAGAGCCTTGGAAAAGGCCAGTTTGCGGTTTTCGTCCTGCTCGGTGTACTGTTTTGTCGCTGCTACCTCCTCGGGCGTTTGAGCGACGCGTGTGTTATCTGCCATTTTGTTTTACGGTTTCCGGTTTTATAGTTGGAAACAGCGGACCGCGGAATTTGATCTGACGAGCGATCAGGCGCTGCGCCACCGCTTCAGCCGAAACGTACAGGTCAGAAACCCTCAAACCGTCGAGGCAGCCCGTTTCACCATCTTCCTTGGAGCGATACACGGCCTCAAACCAGTAGTGGCCCGTGGCCATCTCACGCCGGGCGGCGACGATCTTCACTTCGACGATCGAGATTTTGATACCTTCGTCCGTGTCACAGTCCATAAGTACGTAACGCGAATCACCAATCTGAGGCAGAAGATCGCCCTTAAAACGCGCTGCCCGTCCGTTCTGGTTGACTTCCCGCGGGGGGGTTACACGTTTTTGCTTTCCGGAAACGCTCTTTTGGCGGTTGTAGGCTTGGTTGGCGTCGAATACCTTTTCGGCCAACTTATCCAGATCGGGCGTCGTGGAGTTTTGGGGTTGATAGCGGTAGCGAATCGCCGACTTATCACCCAAACGCTCTACCAGCCCGTTGGCGGTAAGAACGTCGAAAAGCGGCGGCGTGATTTTGGGGCTGATACCGTTTTTGGCCAGTATAGCGCCAAACGACGCTCCGGGTTCCAATACGCTTACCCACTTATTCGTGGAACGCTCCAAGATTTCGGCGATCGACGCCTTAACGCCAGTGATGAATGATTGCTTGTCCATTTTGTTATACGGTTTTGTTGTTAGACACGGTGTATAACGTTGGCGGTTGTTACTTGGCGCACTTAAACTCGAAGAATTCGTTCCCGCGGCGGCGAGTCTTCTTCTCGGTGGAGGACGCGACGTCGCCCGTAGCACGAAGACGCTGGATACAGTAGCGGAAGTACTCGGCCGTGGCTTCAACGTCGTTCATCGCGCCGTGAGCGTCGGTGAGGCGGATGCCGGCGCGTTCACACGTGGCGCCTAACGTCATCTTCTCGTCGCCCGTGAGGCCGCACATCATTTTGGAGAGGTACATCGTGTCCAGCGTCTGGTCTTGGATGTAGGTGAACAGCGTCTGCTTTTTGGAGTAGACCGAATAGTAGAACGCTGCCTCCAGCATCCCCACGTCGAACATCACGTTGTGGCCAACGCCTATCAACCGCCGTTGGTCCTTACCCTTCACGTCGGGGAAATTCTGGGTACAGAACCGCCCGAACGCTTCGATGAAGGCGTTGAGGTCCATACCGCGGTTCACCTCGGCCATATTGACCATCGTCTTTTGGATGGATTCTTTCGTTATTTGGAGATCGTTGTACGGCTTCACGTAGGTTTCCCAGCGGTCTACCTCTTTAAGGGTGTTAAAGTCCAGTACAACGGCTGCAAACGACGTTATGGGGTTCTGGGCCGGGTCTAAGCCTCCGGTCTCGCAGTCGAACACGATGTAGTTGCTTTTCTTCATATCTTTTCGGTTTTCGTAATTAAACGCTGTAAAAGAAAACCGCCTCGCTGTATCACTACTGTGGGGCGGTCCGGGGTGAATTAAACCTTTGATTGATGGAAGTCTGTTAGACTTTTAGGGTCGGGGCGATATTTCACGCCCCGCGTTCGTCGGTTGCCGTTCCTATTGGTGCTCCCCTTGCCGGCCGGGCGGGCGAACTGCCACAACGACGACGAACGAAATTTCTTTGAACCCCTGACCTTCGGGGTTATGGTTGCCGCGGCGTCATCGTGATTCCGGTTATCACGACCCGAAGCGCAGCCAGCGGCGTTAGCGATCTTCGGTAGGCTCTTCGCGAAAAGCCCTTAGAGTTGACCCGGAAGGATTCGAACCTCCAACGCCAGAACCAAAATCTGGTGTGTTACCGTTACACCACGACCTTCGCGGTCTGTAGAACGATTAGCCGAGTGAGCGTAGGCTCTTTATTGTCTATCGGCGTCGACTTCGTCCGGCTTCACCGGGGAATTTCACCCCAGCTACTATCCTTCGTAGCCCCTCAGCGTGCGCACCGCTGGTTTCATCGAGATCGGCTTCGGGCCAGCCGTATTGGTGCCAGCCGACCCGGAGGTCGGAACGAGATACTGTATGGAGTAAATTGTGGCCACTCTTTGACTCCCCAGCGCTCTTCTGGCTAAAGTAGAGGGAACGCTAAGAGTTGGATCAACCAAACCTTCACGGCGTTGGCCGATCCTGTTTTGGAAAAGAAACTCGCTTATAGCAACTCGAAACTAACTGGCATGGAAAGTCAGCGTTCCCTCGTTTCAGGTAGTATAACGTTGACGCGAAAGTAACGAAAAATCCGTCAGGGCAAACCACTTCCCTGACGGACTGCGAAAGCTAACTAATATACCAGTAAATGAATTATTTTACAGGTTACTTTTTGCCTTTTTTGGCGGTTTCAGCGTCGGCCCTCATGGCATACGCCGTTTTGAACTGGATGGTCCGGTAGGCACGAGTCTCGATGTCCTGCCCGGTGAAGGGGTTACGCATGGTACGAGCCGGAACGTCCTTCAGGACAAACTTGCCGACCTTACCCAGCGGAATAGTTTCACCCTTGTCACGGACCTCTTCGGTGAGGACCTCTTCGAGGGCGCGGACGAACTCAATCGCCTGAGCCTTGGTGGTACCAGCCTTCTTGGCCAGCGCACCGTAAAAATCTTGCACTTTCATTGTACGATAATTTTGATTGTTGATAATTATGAGGGTTGTTTAGACCTTTGCTTGTACGATTGTGATACCGAGTTCTGTTAACTGGTCACGTAGGGCGTTCCACGCTTCGTCGCGGGCTTCTTCCGCCAGCCACCACTCGTCGAAATTGTCGCCGTCGGCCGCCAAGGTGTCGATGTTGGCGATGATACCGTACTGGTATCGTTGGCGTTCGTCGTCGTAGCGCTCTGTGCGGCTCAACGACCGTATGGCGTACCACGGGACCAACGTACCGCCTAACTCGATAAAAACGGCGTTCAAACGCTTTTTCTTGGTGAGTTCTTCCGCTTGACCCAGAAAGTCAGCCAGCGACATATCGTAATCAACACCATCGTCGGCGTTGCGTTCAGCGTCGTACGGCTTGGCCTTTATCGTGACGGGTTCACCGCCAAAAAGCGGAAGCCCATCAGAGCCGCGTGGTATTTTGTGAGCCTTTGCGGGCTGTTCTTGTTCGTCAATTTTCGACGTGTGGATCTTTACCATCGTGTTTCACCATTTTGATGTATCCAGCCTTCACTAACTTACGAATGGCGTTTCGCTCGTTGAGGGCCTGAAGATATACGCAATCGGGATCGTACAGGACCTTCACGGAACGAGTAACATTGTTACCGATGACGGGGTCGAATTCCAACCGCCGTTCAGTACCAATCTCCCGACATTCTCCGGTCTTATAGTTGAACTGGTAAAGTCTCATCCCGGGACGAAAGATTGTAGACCCCAGATAGCGCAGCTCTTGCTTTTGGCGCTCTAATTGCTCGGTGCGTGTGCGTTCGGCGTCTTGCTGGAAGAAACGCCCGGTATGAAAGAATTCGCTCATTTCTTGAAATGTTTTAGTCCTCGCTCGATACCCGCCAAAGTCTCGCTGGTAAAGGCGTGGATAATATCGGGTTTTGTGTTACAACGCCAGTACGGAACCGCTCCTTCCACGTCAGGCCCAGTGAGGCGGTACTGCATAAGCGAAAATTCCAACACGTAATCAGCCTTGGGGGAATTGTAGTTGCCCGGCAGCCGTATCTGTACTTGGAGCAGGTGGGCGTATCGGCCGCAGAATATCTCGTCACGACTATGGGCGTGGTCCAAACGTAGGCGGTAGGCGTCCATCGTGAATTGGAATTCGCGAATGTAGGTAGTGTTGGCGAGTTTTATCGTCCGCGTTAAGACGTGAGCGTGGTTGGTATTATCCATCCACTGACCATGGATGATTTCGGCGTGGTTTGGCAGGTTGAGTATTACCGCGGCCCAGATTTCCTGGGGAATTACCGAATTGTGTTCCGGTTGATGGCGAAACGCTTCGGGCCACGTGGCTTCGAATTCGTCATCGACGGCCTCCTGTACCAAGGCGGCGATTTCTTCGGCGTAGAGCCAATTGATTATCCAACGAATCAGGCGTTTCATCGTGTTACGGATTTTACCATTTGACCGTCGTCTGGAAATAGGCGAAGTTGCCTGACTCCTGGTTGTACTTTGGCCGTTTGCTGTTGGCGCTTATCGGTCAGCGTGAGTTCAAAACCGTTGGTGCTACCGACGGTGATACTCTTGACGTCGAGTTGACGTGTGATTATCTGTTTGGCGTATTCATGAGCCATGCGCTGCATACTGCGGGCAATATGGCCGATGTAGGGATGTTGTTTAGCTTCTTGTTCCATTTCGTGGTAGGTTTTACGAACTCAATAACGTTGGCGGTTCTGGGTGATGCCTTACGCGCGTGTATGTACACGTGTACGCGCTGGGTGTGGGCTTCTCTCGAGCGCGTGTGTTCTCTCTCGCGTAAGCGTACGAGCGCACGTATGTGCGCGTCGGGAGACGTCTTCGACAGATTTATCTGGAGAAGGAAAGTCTCCCGTTGAGTGTAAAGAGAAGTGTCTTTTTCTCTTTACACCGGAAAAGGGGGATTATAGGGGGTTAAGGAAAGGAAGGTTGCAGGAGGGAAACCATTAGGGGGAAGAAAGGGGAAACCGCCAACATAGACTTTGTAAATCTCCAAAAGGCTAAATTTTACAACAGCATGAAATAACTCGCCAAACATCGTTTCTACAACATCTCTTTAACAGCAGTTTTGCGCCAATCGTTTTTAGGCGATTTGGCGATCTAAAATCTCTCAGGTGAGGTAGGCGTACCAGAAACAGATTATCGGCAGAATACAAGAGCAAGAGAGCCGTCCCCATCAATCAGGAGCGGCTCTCTGCAGTAAACGAAACGACGTAGCGTTACGATACGGGCTTCTTTTCGGCGTCCAGCACGACTTCAGCGTCTTGGACCTTGTCGTTGAGGTCTACGACGTCTGCTTTACCGCCGCCGGCCGGAATGTCGATGCGTGAAAGTCCTACGCGACTCCCCAGCATCTTACCCAGCGCGGCAGCCAAATTGGCCATCGGGGCGTCGGTGGGGACAGCGGTGTCTTCCTCTTCGTCGTCGTCGGGAATACCGTGTTGGCGCTGATATTCCTTCGACATCGCCTGGAAACGATCGTGGTACTCGTTCAACGTGTCCTCAGGGTCGCGCTGGAGATGGCCTTCATCGGCCAACGTAGCCAACACTTCGGGGTTGATAGCCACAAGGCGTTCGACGATGAACGTACCAACGCCGAACACGTTCACCAGCAGCAGGCCGTCGGTGCGGCGGTATACAGCACCCATGAGGTCGTTGTCGACCATCACGAACTGGTTCTTCAGTTCGCGCGGATTCAGCGTGGGGACGTGGCGCGTACATTCCTCAACGCCGATACCGCAGTGGCCGTAGTGGTTGTTGACGATTTTCAGGACCGAGCGCTCGATCACCAGCCACTCAGCGTCCAACACCGGGCCGTACTTTTCGATGGCCTCAACACCAAGGGCGGTGAAGTGAAGCGTGTCGTCGTCAACGCACAACTCCAACAGCCCGGCGTCGCTACACTCGTACGACACGCGCTTGATTTCACGAACGAAGTCTGCGCCGTCAGGAATAGGCATCACGCGCCGCATCAGCAGGTTGGCGTCCAGCATCTGGCCGAGCCAGACACGAACCTCGCTGTAAGGTACAGCCACTTCGTCAACGCCCGTGAACGGCAGCGGGCCTTCGTCGACGTTAGGGATGAAGGGGCGGTCAGCGGCGGCAGCAGCGACGGCGTACAGGAACAGAACCTGCGTCTTGGTGATTGAGGCTTCGGCGTTGATGGCCAACGGGGCGGTGGCGTTGAAAACGCTCGTGATAGTTTGATTTTCCATTTTCGTTTTGCTATTTGGTGATTAAAAGGTTTGCGTTGTTATTTGGCCTCGTTCTCGAATGCCCTCAAAAGTTCACGGGTGTCGGCTATACGCTCGGTCAGCCGTTTCACTTCTTCGTCGGTGGCGTTGGCCTTGGCGCGGTTGAGCGATTTGACCTGGTCACGGTACAGGGCTACCTGTACGCGAATGGCTTCTTTGGAATGGTTCTTTGCGTAGTCACGGGCTGTGGCCATGGCTGTAGCGCGGGTTACTCGATTAGGTGCCATAATTTTGATGGTTTAGACTTCAATTTCGATTTTCTCGAACATCACGCGCTGAGGATCAAAATCGCCAAACGTCGTAGTGACGCGATACCACACGCTGTTGGCTAAATCGTCGGTGATGTGCGGCATTTTGACGGCTGTGCGCTCTTGACCGCCAAGGACCAAAGTGGTGGCGATATTGTAACCGCCCATCGCGAATCTAACAGCCATGAGGCGACGTTCTTCGATCTTTTGGCGCTCAGCGGGCTTCATATCACGCAGGTCGCTGTTTTCAGCAGCGTTGAGGATGTACAAATCGACAGTTTTCATTTTCGTCCGTAGTCGTGGGCTGATTCGTAAGCCGTCCAGGCGGCTTCAAAGTCCTCCAACCCGAGGTTTTGCATTTTAACGTTGGCGGTGCTGATGGCAGTCGCGATCTCACTAACGGCGGCCCGGTGTACCAGCATAGCCTCTTTAAGCGATTTGAGGCGGTCGCCCAACAGCAACAGGCCCATCCACGCATAGCGAACGACCTGTACATTTACGTCTTCGCACGAAAAGCGGCCATAATTCTCAAGCGACGTCACCAGTACGGGGTTGCCGTTATCGTTATCGAGATAGAACGTCAGCGTGGATTTTTGGTCGATGTCTCCACGGCCATCAAGCAACCCAAACGTCACTGAGCCTGGCGACGTGCGTGAAACACGCCAATCCGTGCAGTTGCGGTTTTCGACGAGGAATTTGTCCAACGCCTTTTGGAACTTCAGGTTGGCTTCATCCATTTTACGATTGGAGCCGTTGACGGCCGTCTCCAGACGCGCAACGGCCACTTTACCAGCGTTCGAAGAGCGATATGCGTTCATGATACGGAACCGGAGGTAGTTGCGCCGAGCGTCTTCGAACAGTCGCTCCATATTGTTCAGGTACTCAACCATCTCCCGCTTCGATTTCTGGTAGACGCCCGGCTGGAACGAATTACCACCCATCGACTGAAAGGCCAGATCGTACGCCTTTTGAGCCCTGAATTCAGGCTCGGGGTTGACGCCGTTGAGGCGTGCTTCGTACTCACACCAATCTTCACGCCGCTTGAAGACGTCGATTATGGCGTCCATCACGGCCTCCTTGGTCTTGAATTTGTTGATACGGTACGTTTTCATCGTGCTATTTGTTTTGCGGTTTTGACTATTTTACTTGGCGAGATAGGCGTTGATGGCGTCGGCCAGGTGCTCCTCGTTCTTGGGCTCTTCAGCGGGCTGGATGGGCTCCTTGGCCCATTCCATCCACGCCTTATTCCACGCCGAGCGAACGAACAGCATATCGCCGCTACCATCACCCCACCAGTCGTTACAGTGCGACAGCTGGGCGCCAATCGTGTTACGGTTAGCGGCGCAGAGTTTACGGTAAATCGACCGGAACATCGTCGATACCACACGCCCGGCGAAATGACCACCTTCGCGAGCGTCATTAGTACAATATCCCCAAGCGCCAACGGTTTCTACTTTACCCTCTTCGTCGAGGAACTCAATGTCGGTATCACCCCAACCTCCGTACAAGAACGTGTCTTTCAAGAGTTGCTGTTCTTCGGGGGTCAGCGCCTTTACGATTTCGCGGATGGTTTCAACGGTTGCTTTCATAATTAAAAGGTTTAGTTTCATTTTCCACTACAAAGGTACAGCGAATTTTCCAAACCGCCAAGAGAATCTTGAAAAATTTTTCTCTTTTTACAAAGATTTTTCCAAAAACCCTCGTCAAATCAACACCAGAGCGAGTATATCATCATCGCCAACAGCAGCGCCACAACACAAAACCCCAGTAAATAAAGAAGGTTGACGACTACGCGAGCCATCAACCTTACAATATACGCCAACCGTTTCATCACGGTTTGAAGATCATTTTGTTGCACTTAGGGCAGCGACACACCACCTTGGGGAGGTAGCGCTGTTCGAGTGCTCCGCGTATGAATATGCGCGTCTGAGCGTAGGTGAGGGGGATTCGTTCACCGCACTCACACCTCAGCGTCACCTCAACGGTGTACTTACCCTCACCCGCCGTTTCATCCAAGTACAGGCGGTCAGGGAAGTCGCGAAACTCCAACACGCCGTTGGCGTTACGTGTCCACGAGTTTACACGTTCTTTACCGAACCCCATATCCATCGTGATGGAGTACCCCTTGGTGTTGGCCAGAAATTCCGGCGTTAAACAGATTTGGGTGTCGTTAGGACGCGCCGGGTCCTTACTGGGTACGGTGTAACACCCGTAACGGCGCATTTCTTCGCTGAGCCGCGAGTCGTCGTAGTTACGTTCTTCGTTCATATCGTTTCCAAGATTTAGTTAAACAGCGTTCCGTTGGCGTATTTCATCACCCACACCGTAGATTCCAAGAGATAATCACCCTCTTTAGCCATATCCACCAGCCGCCAATACTGGGGAAATACGCGGCCTGCGGGGTCTTCTCCGGTGGTGTAGTTGTAGCGTACCTCCATTCGCGTAGCGCCAAAATCGCGAAACCCCAAGCGCGAAACGCGGAAGTGGTGTTCGTCGTCCGGGCTGGCCAAGGTCACGGCAATAGCGTCAACCAGCGGTGCTACTTTCAACAACCCCTCCGTGTCGGGGAACCCGGTGAATAGCTTTACCCACACACGTGGGTTAGCTTGGCGCAATTCGGTAACAACGTCAATAACGCGCTGGGGATAGTTCATCGGTTCGCCGCCAATAATCTGTACCACCGGAAAGGAATCACCCAGGGCACGACCCGTTGAAATACACACCTTACCCTGCTTGGCCCACAGGTCACGTGCCGCGGCCAACACCCGCATTCCGTAGGCGTCAACGGGCAATTCGTCAACGATCAGGCGGCATATACGTCCTTTATAGTCCATGGCTATCGGTTTTTGGTGTGTCTTATAACGCGACCCGTTTCTTCTGGTGTTTCATCCAACCCGCGGTTGTAGGGTGCGTCGGCGATTTCGCTGAACGGATACGGTACAGGCATCGTGTTGAGTTCGGCACGCGACGAGGGTTCTTTCCAAGCCCGCAAGCGACGACCACGTACCTGTTTAAGTAACGATGGCGGAATCATATCCTTTGGCGGTTCGTAGGCTGGTACGGGTGGCGGTGGAGGCGTTTCAACTGCCTTCGGCTTACGACCGCGACGCGCGGTGGGCTTCACGGCTTTGGCGGTGTCCTTTTTAGGGACTTTCACCCTCAGGCGGAGCAAACCCCTTCGCGACGCCGTACTGTAGACCGTAGCGATCGACAACCCCCATTTAGCGCAAAACGCCTTAATATCCATCGTGGCGTAGGTTTCGATGAGTTCTCGTAAAGCGTCACTGCCTTCGACAAGAACTGATGGTTTACCAGCAATTCGCGACATATCACAGGTAGGTTAAGGTGGTGTTGTATTTAACACGTTCTTCATTCAAGAGAGCCAACAGACGCTCTTCAGAACGCGACGACGATCCTTCGTAGTGATACTCGTCGAGTGTGAGTTCTACTTCAGCGTCGTTGTGTACGGGATAACCGCGGCCGCGCGCTATCAGCTGGCGTTCAGTCTTAGCGCGTTGGCGGCGAACATCCTCGATTTGGCGTATAATATCATCCTTGGTCATCACCGTGTGAGTTTTAACATCCAATCACGGAAGATATACGGGGTGTTTGGTTCGCGTTCGATGATGAGGCCAGTGCGTAAGTTGCGCAGTTCGTACGTGGGGAACTCGGCTTCAACATCGCCGCCAACGATCAGACACGTGTCTTCGCCTTTTCCAGCGCCTTCGTACATTTCATCCAACAACCCAATAGGGTCGTCGTTGGCGTCGTCGTAGACTACACCTTCCAATTCCAGGAACGTTCGTTCGTCGTATTCAACACCGACGTATTCAGCTATTTCGGGCCACGTCTTAACCTTCACGCGGGAGCCGATACGGTACAGAGGATTCATCGTTTGGGGGGTTATTTAGAGCGCTCAGGGCCGAGGCCCTTGATCATACATTGCATTTTACGGAGATTGTATTCAGCGAAAGTTGACTTTTCAGCCAGCGTTTGGCGATACGCCTCAACGAGATGAGGCCGTAAGGCGTCGAAGAACTCGCCGTTGATGGCGGCGTCGGCTAAGACTTCGCCTTCGAGATCGGTGATGTTGATAATTACGGCCGAACCGCAGTACGAGTTGTCGTTTACGTGGGTTAATTTGTCCAACGTGTCCATCACGGCCTTTGTGCGTTGAACGTCTAACTTACGCTTCTCAGCCAGGAACTGTTTGAGGGTCTTGGATTTCATTTCGATATACGATTTTAGTTCTACAATCTTACGACGGCGGCCAAATAGGCTTCAGCCTCGGTAACGCTGGGCGTTTCAGCGTCGTAGCCAGCGGCATACGCGGCGGCGATAATCATTTCACGTGTCATAGGGCTACCGACGGTTTAAGCGTTCAATAATCCGGTTAATCACATACCCGCCATACCCAATAACGAGCAGTCCGCACAGTTTCGTCAAGCCGTCACCGTACCACACCAAGTTGACGCCAACGAACGCTATCACGACGACGATTATAACTAACATCCATGCGGCGCGTTCTTCCAGTTGTTTACGATTCTTGTCCATTTTCCAAGCAATTTTTAGAACATCGAAACCATCAATCCAACAACAGCCACCGTTCCGGCTACCAGTCCCACCACCATCAGTACGCGGGCTACCATTTCAAGAGCAGAGATAAGATTAAAGCGTTTCATAGTTCGTAGTGTTTAGTTTCATTTTCCACTACAAAGGTACGGCGAATTTTCCAAACCGCCAAGAGAATTACGAAAAATCTTCCAAGAAAAGTGAACTTTTTCGTAAACCGCCAACAAAATACCCCAGCTAACGGGGTGGATAGGTGTTAGCTGGGGAGTTGTAAAACGAATAGTTATACCGCCTCACGGCGTCACGTAGTATAACGTTGTTAGATGAACTTACGAGCGATCCACTGGATGTACTCCTGTTCCACAGCAGCACGTTCGGCGTCACCGCGTTGACCCTTTTGTTCACAGATATACGCCCGTTTAGCGATCTCGTAGCAGGTGTCGTTACTCATTTGTTCCATCATCCACTGGTAGGCGTCAAACGTTTCGTCGTGGATGATATTAGTTACCATGGCGCTGGAGTCGTGAAGGTCGATCGCGACCAACGGAGTGCAAGGGTTGTGTGAACGTTTAGGGAACAACATCAACCACTTACGGTACGCACCTTCGTTGTACTGCTCGATGCCGCGGGTGACGATAATGCCGTTGGAAAGACACTCACGGTGACGCTTATATGCCTTGTACGCTCGCTTGTGTATACGCTGTACTACCTCGTTCCACGACATTTCGTCAGGGGTGATTTTCTCCAACCCCAACAGGTAGCGACACCAAAAGAACGACGGACGGTATTCCCACCACGTTACAACGACGATAGCCAGTGCACACACCAGTGCGGCGAATAGGGTGAATTTATCCTCCATAGTGGTCTTGAATTCTCGTTATCGCGAAGCGAACGTCACCTTGTACCACCCTGCGCCTGCAACGGCCACAAATCGCGTGTTACGATCCTTCTCGTCGAGGGAGATGTACACCGCTGCTGACGTATTAGCGAACGCCGGCACCACACCCGTCTCGGGATAAGATGTTACAGCGGCTATTTCTGCCCCAGTCATCTTCTCCACCACGGTGTCTTCGCGCACGTCGAAACCCAACGCGCGGATTGCACCCATCACGTAGTCCGACTGGTCAACACGACGCTGTAAGGTTTCCATCATCGCTGCGTGGTCGTTCTTGAATTCAGCGAACGAGCGGACCTCGGTGCTTTCGTGCACGAAATTACCAACCGTGTTTTCACCGATCACCACCACATGGCGCACGCGGTTGTACGTCCCGCTCGCCACGGGCACTACTGCAGACACGTTCCAACCGATGGCCGCCACCTTGGTACGAATGTAGTCGAGGCGCTCTTCCTTTTCACGATCGAGGTTCACCAGTATATCAGCCTCTGCGGCGGAGATCAGTTCGATGGGCTGGCCGTTCCACTTTTGTTTGAAGTCTTGAATTTCCATCACTTCTTGAATTTAGATTTTTGCTTTTTGTTGAACTTGTGCTGCGGTACGCGCCCTTCCTCACGTGTGAGTTCGTGGTCTTCGTCCGCTGTCTTATTAAACTTTGAACGCCAAAAGTCCACTTCGGCGTCAGCGCGTTGTTTAGGTGCTTCCAAGACTTCACGCTGCTTGGCGATACGCTGGAGGAATAGCTGCTTTATAGCCTCGCTGGAGGTACGCTCTTGCTCGCTGAGAGGTTCGGCCTTAACGTCTTCCACTTCGTCAACGCCACTCACCGCGTGTTCGTGTTGAATACGGTTGAAGTCGTAATTCATCGACGATGGGTACTCCATTTCGGCTTGGGGATCGTACTCGTCGTTGGTAGGCATAAAGCGGGCGTAATACGAGTTGTGGAGGCCAGCGACTAATTTCGCCAAGTCCCAATTCATACGCGCAGCCACGCGGCCAAGGATTATCTCCTTGAGGTTCACGGATTTGTATATGGTTTGCTGGATGTGGAGGCGTATCTCGGTTTCGACGTTGACGTCTATGGCTCCGTTGATGAAGATTTGGTCACCTTCGGCCTCTTTACGGATCTGTTCCAGCGTCCGGAGCATCGCGTTATAAGCGTCCGTGCTGTTCAGGGCCTTATACCGCGTCTTCATCTGGGTGTACATCCAGCTAAGTTCTTCAAGACGAGGGCGTTTCGAATACAGACGCACGTCTTGGACGCGGTTACGGAATTCTTCGCGGCGTTTTTCGATGTCGTTGATGAACCGTTTTAACACATCTTGGACGTATTCCAACTCTACCTGTATTTCACGGCTTTCGGCTAAGATACGGACCACTTCCTTGGGGGTGAACATCTTCCCCAAAAGTTCCTTAATGTCCTCTACCAGCGTCACGTCCGAGCAGTTCAGAGAGTCGAATTCGCCACGCTCTTCACGGCGGCGTTTACGGGCCAACTCAAACGATCCGCGCGCGACGGCCAATAAGCGGTTAGCCGTCAACTGGACCTTACGGCGCGCGGCGTACATTTCGAGTATCTCCTCACGCTCGCTGGTAGACAGGTGTTTTATATTCTCACGCAACGTCCGCGGGAACCACATCAGGTTGATCTCTGTGCCGTCCGACGCCAAGACGTGAATACGCTTTAAGGTCGACGATTCCTTCATCACCAGATATTTCTTCCAAGCCACAGGGTCAGTGATTTCCGGAGGTATAGGGGCGTTGAGGAGTTGTTTGAAATCTTTTTCCATCGTGTTTTACAATTACTTTTCTTGGAAATAATAACTGTTGGCGTCAAACGTCTACTATTGTAGGGTCGTCGGAGTCTTCGTTGGCGTGATGAAGGTATAGCGGTGGCGCCACTTCGTTACGATAATCCATGAAGGCCCAGCGGTTGTGGTCGCCACTGAGGGCGCCAAGCAATTCACGGTCCCGCCAAATGTTGTTACGTACCGGGAAGGGTTGGCGGCGCATACGTACCGGGACCACGCCGTAAGCGATGGTGTTACGCGCCGTACCTTCGCTGACCTTTACGGCGTCGGGTACGGTTAAGCGAAACGCCTGACCCGCGTCCTCAGGGTAGAGAACAGGGATCAGGAGTCCGTCGCGTGTTTTATAGATTTCGTATTTCATTCAGTGCACTTTTTCTCGTAGAACAACCGCCAACGCCAATACGGCATATCGTCATTGATCGCATCCACATAAATTTTTTGACCACACCCGGTACACAAAACATAGTCTTGCTCTACAATCGAACGGCTATTTACGATCTCCTTGTATCGAAATACCACCTTCGCGCCACACATTTACCGCGCGTATCATTCCTCCCACACCAACGACGATCAGCACCGTGAACGCCAAGGGTAAAACAAAATCTTTCATTTCTTATCACTTTTTACGATACTTACTTCTTGGATGTGAAACACGCCTGAGCGGTCTATATACCCGCCAACAGCCGCGGTCAAATCGCCTGATTTCAGTCCGCGGTCAACGAATGCGAACTGTTCGACGTCGTGCGGCGCGGTTTCTGGTTCGTCAACGAACTTAACGTCGCCAAATACTCGATCATCCATTTTCTACTTCTTTTTGCGTTTTGACGCCAAGCGGTCGTTACGGCCTGTTAGTTGGTTGAACTCGTCCTCCGTCACGCGGCGTACATCGGCTGGTATTCGACAGCGGTTTGTGTCAACCAACCACGCGCCAACGCCAAAACCGTGAACCGCGGGAGTGTGGTCGCGGCGGACGTTGGCCTCAACGTCAACACGCAATCCAGCGAAATAGTCCGTGAAGCCTATAATGGCGTTTACTTCGTTTACGCCAACACGCGGCAGACGCGTCATTTCTTCGTAAAGGGCCTTCCCCTTGGCGTTGGAGACACGCGGACGGTAGGTCCTCAACAGCGGGCTATTCACCATCACCCAAGCCTCAGGGTCGCGAGGCGGTTCACCTTCGAATACCACCGTACTGACACCACCAGCCCAGACCATTCGTAGTCCGTTCCAACGGGTTCCGCCAACTTTGCGTGTAAACGCCCGTGCAGCAGTCCAAGCGTGTAAGCGTTTCCACGCCAAGGCGTCTAATTTAGCGTAAGTCGCCGTGCCCGGTTCGGCAACGTAGTAGTATTTAGATTCTTTTTCCATTACGGCAATTCTTTTTCCAACATCGCGTTGGCATATAACAGCGCGCCAAACACCGACTGGATGATATTACGATCGATAAACAGGTTGTTGGACTGGTCGATGGTTACCATCACACGTTCGTCGCTCATACACTCAAAGCGAATACGCCCGTATTTCAACAGTTCCCACATCGCGTCCTCCAAAGTAAACGCTGGCTGATAGCGGTAGTCTTTCAAACCGTCAAAGGCTCGTGCCGGGTGAGCCGTCAACAGCGTACCGGAGTACCGGCGGCGACGTAACAGGAACCCCAGCTGTTTTCGCGGCTTTATGCCCCGATCCAAGAGTTCTTTCGACGCCGGGGCCGTAAGTACGTCCGCACCCACTACCGACGCGTGGTGAGCCTGTTGCGAGCCGTAGCGTGTAGGTTCGGTGTCGGTGGGCTCAGGTACGCGCTCCAAGTTCCCCTGCAAGCATTCACGCGTGACTATTTCCGAGCGGCAGTCGGTGTGGTACCATTGACCTTCGTAGCGTTGCGGACGGCGTTCGAACCAATGTAACGTACCGTCGGCATTGGCGGCGTAGTAGCCCGGTTTCAGGCAGTGGGCCGCGGAGGGTTTCAACGCCACCCACTCACCCGGTTTCAGTGTTGAGCCGTGAAGCAGTATGGCCGCCTGTTGGGGGGTAACGCCGACGGCGTCGCTTTCGCTGAAATACAACGCGCCGTTCTGGACGATGGGGTGCTGATCGGCCAATACGTAGCCGCCTGACTCCTGCCTAATCAACCACGCCATAGTCCTTCAGTATTTCGTAGAACTCACGCGGCCAAACGATATTGTCCGGCAGCGGTACCAAGAACGACCCCAAGGCCAAGGCAAACGCCCGTGCTACTTCTTCAACCTTCCAACCCGCAATTCCGCAACCGATTTTGGTCACGTAGAACCGCAGTTCGGGGTGTTGGCTGGTGTAAAGGACGAAGCGGTCACACGCTGCTACCAACTCGTCAAACGGTATACGTATTTTATACCTCAGGACTTCTGCGGTTCCGTATGAAAACGAATCCCAGTATCCCATCGTCGGGATGGCGTAGCTTTGGCCCTGCGGCCCTTCGGGATTGCCGTTGACGGCGCCAAAACGCATCAACGCTGTATAGGCCGCACCGCCGCAGTGCTCGCCGTCGGTGTTAGAGCCAAACACGAACACGCCGTCGTCGGGGAGTTTCGCTAAATTATCGGGTGTAAATTCCATAGTTAGATTTCTTCGATTTCGTTGTTTTGGAGTTTTTTCTTGTGTTTCACAAGGTCTATAACGGTGGTACTGACGCCGTCTTCGCCAAGGAACTGAACGCCGAGTTCGTTCTTTTCAGGGCGTATAGCTACCACACGGAATGGAATGCCCGCCGGGTGAGTGTATTTTCCGCCAACGCGGAAGAACCGCGCTTTACTTTTCTTGGTCATTGAGTTTGTCTATTTGGGTGGTTAATTTCGTCACCAGGTTGGTGAACTCTTCGATGATAGCGGCTTTTTCAGGCGTATATCCTTTGGCTTTTTCGTCAACGTGTTTGCATAACTCGTTGACCGTGGTTTTAAGGCGTTCGAGGCTGGTCTCAAACCGCAAAGCCTCAATTTTTGCCGTTGAAGCGTATTGGAGCCAGCAACCTACACCCTCGAAACAACCGCTCTCATCTAACTTTCGCTTCACACAAAAGCCGGCTTCAGGCAACGGCGTCAGGTCTGAGAAATTGAGAGGCGTCACCCGCGCTTCATCCGGCGTGGTGTCGGTCACGCGATACACGCCTATGATACGACCGTGATTTTCTGCATACAACAGGTCGTCAATATACAGCAGCGTGGGGACCTTATTCCAAGCGTCAAAATACTTGCGTTTGACGGCCATATTTTTCAGAATACCAGGTCGAACAGCTACAGCGCACATCACGATTTCCTCAGCACCCATGATCGGGATAGCGGGAGTAGCGGCTTCGTCACCGACGGCGATCACGTTGAAGACGCGAAGCGTAGGACGGTACACCCATTCTCTTCCAACAAGTTTCTCTTCCATTTTAGTTGTAGTTTTTGCGTAATTCATCCAGTTTGGCGACGTATACCTCCATCAACGCAGGATCATACGCCATACGGCGTTTCCATGCGTCAATACTCTCGGTAGCGGGCAGTACACTCGAATAGTCAGGCGAGGGGCTTTGGTCAGCCCACGAGCGCTGGGCGTCTTCCATCATATAGGCCACCACCTCCCACTCGTAAGGCGAATGGAGTACGTTCTTCAGATAATCGTAGTGGACCACCATTTCAATGGGGTCTTGAGTCCGGAACGCGAAGTCCGGGTCGGCCGTTTCAGAGAAGCCACGGCCACGGCCAATCAACCCCGACCGCAACCACTGGTGATAGGAGGGCTTACCGGAGTCGTTGGTTCGCTTCAAAAGGTAATAAAGAGTCTTCATTGTAGTGTTTTGTAATCACTTCTTGATAACGTTGGCGATTTCACGCGGTGACGGAACGCCGCGTTGTTGGCGTGACGGGCGACGACGCTCAACGGGTTCGTCGTCGTGATCCTCAATGCGGTCTTCAGCCTTATTGAGTTCGTCGTCGTAAGCCTTGGACTGGATATCGTCCTCGGAAGGGTTGGCTGGTGTCATGGGTCGATTGGTTTAATGGTACGTATATTAATGAGTTCTTAGCACGGGTGATGGCCACGTATTTGAGGTTGAGTTCTTGCTCTTGCTGCCACGGTTGAGTAGCCCAGCGTGAGGGGATCAACTCTGGCGCCAAGAAGAACACGTTGTCGTTTTCCAAGCCTTTCGATTTGTGGATGGTCATCAGCAGTATACCTTCCAAGTCGTCGGTAAAAATTCCCTCGATTGTTTCACGTAATTCCATCACCGTATCGGCTTCAACGGCCAAGGCACGTATCACTTCGATCTTCTCGTAGAGTTCGTCCATCTTAGGTGACGCGCTGGGGTTTTTCCAACCTTTAGTGCGCAATTTCTGCTCCAGTTTGTCGGCTTCCTTCCAAAGCAGTTTTTCCAACTGGTCGATGGTACGCGCTCCGGTCTTGTTGATTAGGTCGATAAGGCTGTGGCCAATGTCCTTACCTCGAACGCGCGATTTGATCTTGTTCTTCAACAGCCAAAGGTACACCTCTACCAACGGCCGCAGGTTACGGCAGATTATCCAATCGCCGTCCTCGATGTCGTTCAGTGAACCGAGCACGACTTCGCCTTCATGAGCGCGTTCGTAAGGGCGTATGTAGGGGACAATCTTTTCGGCTTCTTCAACGATACGCCGTCCACAGCGGTAACACACCGAAAGCGGCATTTCGACGCTACTGCCGTTTAATTCAGCCAACCGGGCGTAGCTGTTAGCGTCCGCTCCGGCGAAACCGTATATCGCCTGACGCGGGTCGCCAACGGTGATTAACCGTGAACGGCGATCCAGTACGCGCTTTATGAGTTCGTGTTGGAGGAGGCTCATGTCTTGGCTTTCATCGACCAACACCACCTCATACTTACGGAACCGCAACGTGGGGTCCGTCACGGGAATATATAACATGTCGGTAAAATCAAACTGCGTACAGTCCTTGACGCTTAATAGGAAGGTCTCCAAGGCCAGTTGCTTTTCCAGCAGGCCGCAGTCGATGTCGTGATAGTCACACAACGACTCAATTTCGCCGATTTCAGGACGGCAAAGTGCCGTGCGCATCAGGTCTACTATCTTCGGAATTAAATAGATCAAATAGCCCTTTTTGCGCCTTAACAACAGTTCTTGAACCTCTTCGTCGTGGGAGTGGCGTTTCAACACCACTTCCAACTTGGCGATGGACTTATTAGGGTTCATCTTGGCGGCGTTGCCATATCGACGTAGTAACAACCGCCACCCGTACGAATGAAGCGTCATGATATCGACGTTAGGGCGCGTGTTACGGGCTTGCAACTCCTTCACTATGGAGTTGTTAAAAGCCATGAAGATGATCGATTTCCCGCGGGGAATGCGCTCCAAGCACCCCAGCAGCGTGGTGGTCTTACCACTACCGGCCACGGCGTTGACGTTGATATTGTGGTCGGTAGTAGCTACTTCATTGTATATGGCTTGTTGATAAATGGAAGGCTCGAAGGCCATGACGATCTTGTTTTACGATTTGGGTACTGGGTTAACCACGTGTCGATGTCCAGTAAATCCATTTGACGCTTTTGTGAAACTGGAAATTCAGCGCCTTCTGGTTCTGTACGATGGCTTCCAGTTTCGACAGCACGGCTGCCTTACCCCGGTTCATCTCCACCGACTCTAAGCGTATAAACGCTGTAATGTCGTAGCCCGACACTTCGCAGTAGTCGATCGACGCCACGTTGGATTCAACCGACGGTGTAAACTTATTCACCAAGAACACAAGCGGTTCGCCCGTGTACATCCAAACCTCCAAAACGGCAAAACCGCTTTCCAAGATGGTGGTGATGGTTTCAATCTTTCTTTCCATTGTGATACTCTTTTTTGACGTTTTCTAATAGTTTTTTCATCCGTACCAACGCGCGACTGTAGAGGTTCTCGGTGACGTCAGGGTTGTCGGCCAAGAACTCGGACTTTCGCTGGCCAGCCAAACGCGACATAACAATACGCCGTTCTAAGGCTGTAAAGCCAAACGTGTCGAACGTGATCTCCATGTCGTTGACGTGGCCCGGGGTCCGCATATCCGGGTGCGACGATTCAACGGCTTCCGAAATATCGCCATGACGCGCTTTGAGGTTCTTCTTATAAAGGGTGTAGAAATTGCGGGCGATGGACTTATTGAAATAGAAGTAGAAGTTCGCTCCCGGAAGGATAGTGAATTTCTCCAAGCATTTATCAAACATCGCGTAGCAATCGGCAATGGCTTCATCGCGCGAAGGTATTTCAGGCGCGTTTGAGCCGTTGAGCAGGTTGATGTAGTTAGTGATATTCTTCAGTACGATATGCCCCATCATCCGGAACACCAAGTTGCGATACGCAGCCACGCGGCGTGGGTCGTCACAATGGCGGATGATTAGAATGTACTTATTCACCAGCCCGATTCGGTATTTGAATAGCTGGTGAAACATTTGACCCTCGACCGTTCTTCGCATAACACACTACTTTTTCAACATCGACTTGGCTTCGGCGCGAACGGCTGCCAGTTTGGCGCGACGTTCCGGAGCGATTTGCTTCTTGAAGTGCTCGTGCGAGCGCCGTTTTAGCGACTCTTGCTTTTGCTCCTTGGACATGGCTCGGAAGCGTCCAAAATACACGCCTTTCAGGTCGGTGGGCGTTTCCTTCTTGATCTCTTCGCGTATCTGACCACAGGCCGGGCACGGCGATTGCTTACAGAAGGGTTCGCCGTTGCGTAGTACCACGCTCACGGAAGAATAGTAGTCACGCTTTTCATAGCGGGAACAGCCGGGGTTTTTACACACAAATTCCACAGGGCAGTATTATTGGCGGCTACCGTACAACGCAATCAACATCGCGTCGCAAATGGCCAAAGTTACGTTGAATTGCGGAAACAGCTGCTGGGCCTTGGCTTTGAGTTTGTTCTTCCACTCGGCCTTGGTCATCTTACCGCGAACACCGAGTTGGAATTCCTTCTGCCATTTCTGAGGTGTTACGGTCTCGGTCGGAATACGACACGCCAACAGCGCCATCTCCAAATGACCGTAGCCGCGGCCGAAATTGAACATCGCGTTGGCCCCGTTACCCGGTATGCCTCCAACCTTCTCCAAATAGCATTTCGAGTTGAGTGAATGGAGTTTCAGGAACGCCAAAAGGTCAGTTGGTGTTTCGGGCATCTTTATTGCCGCCACCAGCTGACCTTTGTCGAGGGAGTAGACCCCTATACCGCCTGCCGCGCCGGGGTCTATGCCGATAATTAATCGGTCCTTGTAGTAGGTTGTTACGGATGATTTCATCGTTATATCTTATTTGAAACTATAAGATAATAACGTTGTTACGAATCATACCCTTGGACCACCCATCGGGAATTGCAACTCCCTTTGGTAAACGTTTATTTTTCAATCCATTATTAATCCATACAAATTCTGTTCCGGTTAGCGGATGAGGATGAGTAGAATAGTATTTCTTCATCCGTTCCGACACCACGTTTTTATGTTTACTGTAATATTTCTTGTTGGCTTCAGAAATTTTGCGCTTGGTATCATCCGACATTGCGCCTCGTACGCGCCCTGACATAATTTCCGAATGTCTTCTTTTCCATTCTTCGTTGTGATGTTTACCACGTAACGCCTCAGCAACTTTGTTTATGTGTTCTTGAGTCTTTTTCTTTCCTTTTAACGCTTTCGATATTTTTTCACGATGTTCTGCGCTGATAATTCTTCCAATGAGAGACTGCGACTTCTTGGCTTTTGACTCTCCTGATTGCTTAATTCCTGTCATCCGAATCCTGATTGCTTCTCGCGCTTCTGGAGAAGATAGCCTCCGTTTAGCGGCGATTGACATTTTACACTTAACCTCAGGAATTTTAGCCGGGTTTACTTGACCAAACATATTCGATGAACCAGGGAGGATGTTGTAGCCAACCTTCTTGTTGGTCGAATCGAATTTCTTGATGTAAAGCATCTCCCAAGCGTCGAGTTGTAGCTGGGTATCGCATACGCAGAGTGTTTCGCGCTTGAAGTTCTCAGGACCGTAATGCCTAACGGCGAAGATTAAATTCCTTCCGCTCCCCAAATACCCGTCAAACTCGTCAGATTTGCAAACGTGTTGACCGATGTAAATCTTGCCGTTGACGAGGTTCGTAGTTTTGTAAATTATACCGTACATATTACCAGTTTTGTACGGTTATAATTGTTTAGGAGACTTATTAGACAAGTGTAGAAACGCCGTCTATTTTACGAACACAAATAACGCTATCAAAGAAAGAGGGGTCTTCTATATTCTGAGTGATTAGCCAAATAGTAGTCTTCAACCGTTTCATCGTTTTCACGATAGACATAGTTCCTAATGAATCAACTCCGCTAAGACTTTCATCTAACAACAACATATCCAAGCCGCGTCCGTCGGTACTCATGTTAAGCAAGCGCTGGACCCCTAAAAGAGCCGCGATACCTACTCGTTGCCGCTCGCCGCCAGAGTACGTTGCGTAACCGTTGGTTGATATTCCATCCGAAGATATGAAGACTTCCATTTTATCACGCGCATCGCCATTCTTAAGCGTTTGAAACGGAGTAATATGTAGGCGAAAATCCATGTCCATTATCTCCAAGAATCGGTTGGCGCTACCTGTCAAAGCGTCAATTGCTTTGTTAGCGAGATACGTAGTGAACCCGTTCTTGCCCATGTGGAAGTCCCAGAACGCCATCGACTCGGCCAAATACCGGAAGTCGGCCAGTTCGGCCTTAGCGGCCTTGAGTTCAGCCTTGGCTGCTTTAATCTTACTCTCGGTAGATTTAATCGAAGCATCCTCAGCGGCGGCCCGTTTAGCCGCTTCGATGCGCTTAGCCAGGTCTTCCTGGCGACGGTCGATTTCATCCATCTGGCGTTTCAACCTGTCGGCCCGGTCTCGAATATCCTTCATATTACGCTTTACACGAGCCAGTTCGGTCGCCACCTGCTCGTAGTCACGCTGCTTGGCTTCGAGTTCCTCCAACGCTTTCTCGGCCTGTTGAATATCCGTCACGAACTTTATATCGTCACGCTCACGCTGGTCGATGATCCGGCGTATTTGAGCGGGGGTGAGGTTCAGTTCGCTGTTAGGGAGGAACTGCTCGCCGCACTTGGGGCATTCAATCGCCCCTTCCAGCGCCAACTCCAAGTCAGCAGCGGCGCGGCGGTTCTTCTTACGTTCGGTCTTGAGGGACGTGATCTTAGCCTCAGCGGCGTTGATATCTTCCTCAAAGTTCGGCGCGGCTTCCAACCGTTGTTCGAAGTCAGAGCGCTTGGCCTTTTCGGCTTCGAATTCTTTTCGTATTTCTTTGGCTTCTTTGTCGAGAGCCAACGAATCGTTGATGTACCCTTCTAAGAGGCCGACTAATCCAGCGATGTTGGCCTCAGCGGTGTTGTTGGCCTTCAACTCGCGAAGGTTCTCTTCGAGGGTTTCACGCCGGGTGTCCAGCGTCAGAATCTTGGTCTCGTACTCGGCCACGCGCTCGTCAGCGGCCTTGTGATCGGCTTTGATGGCGTCGAGCACGGGCTGGAGCATATCGGCGTTGGTGATACGGTTGAGGATTTCCTTCTTGGTAGTATCGGGGGCGGTCAGAAAGTTGTACTGACGGTCTTGGCTGATGATGTAGTAGCGGAGTAGGTCCTCACGGCTCAACCCCAGCAACTCCAACACGCGCTTATCAACCTCGGCCACCGACGTCAACTGCGTGTTCTCGCGGTCGTTTTCGAACAACGTAGCCTTGGCGCTGCGCTTACGGTAGAAGCGGCGTTGAATCTCCATAGTCTGGTGAAGGACGTCGTTCGCCAAGGACATAGTCACCCACGCTTCATCGCGTTCACGGTTGATAGCCTTATCGCGCGTGATAGGGGTATCGCGCGGTAACAGGTCGCCAGTCAACGCCAACGATATTGCCTCGAACAGCGTCGATTTCCCCGACCCGTTGTTCAACGACCCGCGGTCCGTGCGGTTATCGCCAAAGATCACCGTACACTCACCGCGCTTGAACGCTACCTCAGCCCGGTCGCGAAACGCGAACAAGCCGCCAAATTCTATTTTTACAGGATACCACATATCACAATTCTTTAAGCATGGCCAAACCTTCCTTCATGCGTTCGCCGCGTATTTCACGTTCTTTGCAGAACTCCATGAAGTTCTTAACGATGGTAGATTTACGGAACGTGACGATCTTCTCCGGGTCGGAAGCCGTAGCCATCGCCGCGGCAGTTTCATCAGCCTGAAACTTGATTTCAATGCCCGCGGCCGAGAACTCCGAGGCGTTCAGTTTTTCGCAATCGGCTTTAGAGCCAGTTACGACGATTCTGACGCGATCAAACGTTTCGCCGGAGTACTTATCCATCAGGTTCCGTAAAGTCGCTGTATCGGTCGCTGAGACGCTTTCACGGATATACCGCGGGAAGCGCAGCGGGTGGTGCTCCCACGTACCGTCGTCGTAGACGATAGTAACGCCCTTGTCGTCGGCCGTTTCGCCAAAGTTGTTCTGGCACATCGAACCGAGGTAGTGAACCTTTTCACCCACGTCCGAGGCGTTGTGGTAGTGACCCACGAACACCGCGTCGTAGTTACGGAACATATCCGGGCGGATGTCGCTTTCAACCTGCGTGCCGTCGTTATTACGAACGCCCTCCACGGCCACGTGCGTGATCATGAACCGCGGGAACTGCTCCTTACCGTTGCGCCGGGCTTCGGCTTCCAAGCCGTTATCAACGGCCAGTTTCTCCTCCAGCCATTTGGCGTCACCGTAGTAGGGTATCAGCACGAACGACACGCCGTCCCAGTAGAACTCCGACGCCTGACTTACGATAGTAGCTGCGCCGGGGCACACGCTGAGGTAGCTGCGGTCGGAGTTAGGGTCGGTCTTGTCGTGGTTGCCGGGGATGGCCACCACTTCCAGTCCGCGCGCTTCGGCGTCTTCGGTGATTTCGCGCCACGTGTCGAGGACTTCCAAAGGTTGTGCCGAGCGGGACGTGAATACGTCACCGCCCAGAATCACAATCTTACAACCTATTTCTTCAGCCAGCGCAAACGTCTGGGTGAATAAGTCCCGGACCACCGCCACGTTGTCCTTCGACAAGTGGGGGTCGAAACCCAAGATGGCCACGGGGCTTTTGTACGATTTTCGCTTCATAAAAGATCAGTTTGCCGTAATAAACGCTGGCGGTGGCTACTCTTCAACAACCTCGGCTTCCTCCATCATCTTCTTGCGCCACTCACGGAGGTCCCTGTGACGCGAAGCGGTGATGACCTTGCCGAGTGTATCCAGCAACGGGTTCTGGTCGTAGTACAGTTGGTAGAGTTCGCGGTCCGACTTCCAACGCAACTTACCGTTCAGGGCTGTGTACACGGTTTTTGACGGCTTCTGGATGATACCGCGCTCAACGGCGTAGTCGATGTCCTCCTCGGAAAGGATGATGCCGTACCCCAGTAAGATACGGATGTAGGTCTTTTGGCGCGAACCGAAGTCGTTCTTGATGACCTTTACTTCAGAGATTTGAGCCACCTCCACGTCGTCGATCTTCTTCATCTCGGTCACGCGCATTTGAAGGCGCATTGTCGGAAGTAACTCAACCCACTCTCCACCAGTACTTTTGCGCGACGTAACGCCCATGACGTTCTGCTCGTACTGGTGGTTGAGGATCACGAAGTGGATCACGTTGGTGTAGCAAAGCCCGACCAACCCCTTGGCGAACATCTTGGCCGACTTAGCGAACGCCATCATCTTCGGCTCTTGGAGTTTTTCGAGTTCTTCGCCTTTAGCCGCGGCCTTGTCCATATTCTCGACGTTGGCGCGAAGGGCGTCGTACTCAGCCTTGGAAAGCGTGGCGCCGAGCGAGTCCCAAAGGAAGAAGAACTTCGGCTTTTCCTTGATCCCCGCTTCTTCGAACAAGGCGTGTGCGTCCTTCACGAACTTGCTCACGCGTACGAACATCTGCTCGACGTAGTGAATCTTGACGATTGCTACACGAGAAATGTCAACACCTAACTGGATGGCGTAGTCCTTATTGTCGCGGTTTTCGGACGAAAGAATACACGCCAACCCCGTTTCGGGGTTCTCGTCCAGAAAGTATTTCATCGCCTCCAACCCTTCAGTGGTCTTACCGCTGCGGCTGCGCCCGGCGATCTCGATGATACCCGTCGGCAAGCCGTAGGTCCGCAGGTTCCAGTTCAACTCCGGACTACCGGTATGCGCCCACGACTTCACCTCGGCGAAGCCGTCCTTCTTCTTGAAGGTAATGACGTCGTCGGAATTGAAGCGGGCGGTGAGTTTGCTCAATACGTTTGAAATTTTCGACATAATGTGAATAGTTAAAAACGGCTGGCCAACTCGGAAGCCAGCCAGCCGCGGGAAACGTAATACGGGGGATTATTTCTTGCCGAGTTTGGCCCGGATAGCCGCCAGCGAACGGGCTGCGCCGGAAGCGGCGGGTGCCGGAGCGTCGTCTTCCTCCTCAGGTTCCGGAGCCGGGGCCTCTTCCTCCTCTTCGCCGCCGTCCAGACCCAGCGCCTCGCGGATAGCCGCGCGAATCTGGTCGTCGGTGGTAGTCTTGTAGACCTTCACCGCGTCACCCAGATCGTTGTCACGAATGAAGGCTTTGAGTTCGGCGCGGTCCATGTCGTCGAGGCCGTCGTCGTTGCCGGCTTCGGGTTCAGGTTCGTCGTCCGGTTCGGGAGCCGGGGCCTCCTCTTCAGGCTCTTCCTCAGGTTCGGGGATTCGGACGCCGGGGCGGTTCTTCTTCGTGCGAACAGGCGGAACGTCATCCTCGTCGTCATCGTCGCGACGCTTGGAAGCCTTCTTGGTGACTTTCTTCTTGGGTTCGTCGTCAGAGTCGGCGTACTGGGCGCGGACCTTCTCCACGATTTCCAGCCACTCGTCGTCGCCGAAGATGTCGATACCGTGCTGCTCGTCGAAATTCTGGAGGCCTTCCAGCGCGCGTTCGAACATCTCCAGTGTGTACGTTCCGGCGACCTCCTCGACGGGCTTGAGTTTCATGAATTTCTCGATAGCCTCGTCGGTCAGCGGGCACGCTTTGGGCTTCTTGCCGAGCGAAACGTCGTAGTAGTTCTCGCCCTTCTTCTTGTTGGGGTTCTTGATGTACTTGACGAACAGCGGCAGACCCTCGTCCGGGTCGGTGAACGGATCGGTCTCGATGGGTTCGTCTTCCTCCTCGGTGATGGCCAGACGGTTCATGGCGTCGCGGACCGACTTCTTGAACTCCCACAGTTTGGGTTCCATCTCGTCGTCTTTGACTTCAGCAGCGTAGCACAGCCACGAAAGTGAAGGCAGCAGGCCATCGCGCTGGGCCGTAACGGCTGCCACGGCGGTTTCCGACCCGTGGGTCTTCACGTAGGCCACGTACTCCTGAACGATGTCCATAGCGGTCTTGCCGTGGAAGATCGAATCCAGTACCGTACCGCGGCGCTCGTCGCCAGAGTCGGTAGTGAACGGGAGCCAGTAGCACTTGCGCGGAACGTAGAAGTTGTCGTGGTCGGGGTGAGCCGGGAACACACGAATCTTCATCAGTTTGCCGTCCTCCAACGACAGGAACTCCGCGTTGCCGTTGTTGAGCATCGAGTTGTCTTCGTCGATGCGGGCTTTGAGTTTTTTAATGGGAGTCGCTTTGAGGCGGCTCCGCAGGTCATTTGCCATAATACTTTAATTTTGTTAAGGTGTTAATATAAACTTTGTTACATATCGTCCGCGTCGGGAATCAGTTGGCGGCGTTTACGAACCTTCGCCACGGAATTGGCCTTGGCTTGAAGCAGGTGCTCTTCGATGTCGCCAGCGGGAATCGACAGCGACAACTTATCGAGTTTAGCCGACTTGTCCTTGGCCGAAAACAGCAGCGACGCTACATAATCGCGCGTTTTCTGGGCCTCGAAAAGTTTGATCTTGTTGGCCTTGTACAGCGGGTTCTGGTAGAGCGTGGTGTTCACCTCGTCGATGGTGACGGCCTTCCGGCGGCCTTCCTCCATGTTGAGTTCAATTCGTACCTCCTCGCGGATTTTGGCCTCCATGATTTCACACGTGAGTTTCGTTTCAGCCAACGAACGTTCGGCGTCGGCCAGCAGCAGTCCTAACCGATTCACGATAACCGGGAAGGTAATGACTTCACCGACCAGATTATCGTAATGAATGGTCATCAGGTCGTCAACGTCGATTTCTTCCTCGAATTCTTGAAATTCGATCTCATAGACGTTCTTTCCGATCAGCAGTTTCCGTTTCATTCCTTGGGTTCTTCTTGAGTGACATCGCCGGAACGTACACGGCGCGTGATTTCGATGACGAGGTAGTGGACGGCCTTCTCCAAGTCGCGGACCAAACGGCTCTTCTTGTGGCCGCGGGTGATGTACCGCTGGAGATAGCGTGTTACCTGATAGACGTTGATGGCTGCGCCGTGTTCTTCGCCGTACAGCATCTTCTTGGTGTCGATGACCTTCTCGCCGTCGGCGTACTTATCGGCATACGTTCCGGCGATATGGTTTACCACCATCAGTACGGCTTGGGCGGCTTCCGGCTCGGCGTCGCAGATACGCGCGAAGTCAACCGACAGAGCGTTGATGAACGCTTCTTTTTTGGATTGATTCATGTTAGACAATATTAAGTTTAAGATCGCTGATGTCGTTACAAGCTACATACAGCGGATGCGGCGTGTCACACACACCCAAAACCACGCACGTATCCTGTAACGTTGAAATTGCTTTTCGGTAATTGTCCTTGCAATAGGGCAGTAGGTTCAAAGGCCACGAGCGGTTGCCGATAGCCAGTTCGCGGTTCAGAAAATACAACAACGCCATCCAGTCAGCTACTTTCACGATGGCGTGAGCGACGTCGTAATGCTCCCAATCTTTAGAAAGCGTTTTTACAACATCCGATTCTTCGCCGAATTCCTCGTACAACTGATGTTCGACGAACCTGTCCAATACGTTCCGCACTTCGAAACCGTTGTAGGCGTTGTATTTGACTTCGTGAGTGATGTCACGGCGCAATATGGCTTCATCGAAGTCGTGCATCAGGGCCATCTTCAACGTCTGGTATTTGAACCTCAACACCTCGGCGTTTTCAGTCCCCACGGGCCAGAAATAGTCCATGATACTCATCGCGAAGACCGACACCTTGTACGAATGTTGTGAAACGCTTTCCTGCTGGTGGCGGTCGTACTCCAGCCACTGCTTAATGTTATCCAACCGCGCCAAATAATCACGGTTGAATAGTTTGACTAAATCCCCTTTGTTTTCCATACGATTTTGTTTTACTATTGTAGTATCTCTAACCTTGTAGATGGACACGACTGGATGACCTTCTTGCCGGCAAAGAAATTAACGCGTCCTGATACAGCCACAACTCGGTTCAGCAGCGTCGCTTCAGTTTCAGGCTGGTATTTCCAAAAGTCAGTCCACAACGTGACTTGAACGATAAGGCTGTTTATTTCTACCTGCAATACGCCATACGTATCACCCCGCTTGGTTTGACGTTCGAATACGTTGTTAACACGCCCCACGATACACACCTCGTCACCTTCGTTTTTCTTCTCGAATTCAGGCGCAGTAACGTACAACCGAATCATCCGTTTTCCGAGACCATACTCGTTCAACATACGCGTGTAGTCCACTTCACCATACCCGGTTATTTCGCGCTGTTTGAAGACCCACCAAGCGTTAGTATGGGCATCGGGAGTAGCGAATTCTTCAGGCAGTTCTTCACCCCGGCGTTCGAGATATTGTTTGACGATGTCTAATCGTTGACGCGGGTTGCGTACTCCTTCTACAAGGTCGAACGCTCCGGCTGTTATCAACCGTAATACCACCGTACGATTAACGCCCGTAGGGACTGACGTTATGAAGTCTTCGAAAGAAAACACCTCGCCGTGCTCAGCCTTCATTTGTTTGAGGAGCGTCAACGCCCGATCGCCGACGCCTTTAACCTTCCCCAGTGAGAAGAAGATACGGTTGGTTTCAGGGTCGCAGGTAAACGTATCGCCCGAGAAATTGATATCCGGTGGACGCACCTCAATATCGACACCCGTCTTCTTCATTTCGACAAGCCGATACGGAATATCAGCCTCTTTAGAAGCGTACTGAAGCGACGTCGTCCAAAACTCCAACGGGTAGTTCACCTTAAACCACTGCGACCAGTACGACATCATCGTGTATGCAACGGCGTGCGACTTGTTGAAACCATAAGAAGCGAACGCCAGCATCTTCTCCCAAACTTCAGAGGCTTGTTCAACGGCTCGTTTTTCCGCAACTCCTTTTGATTTTATCAAATTGGAATATCCGTTAACGAACTTTTCCTTGAATTGAGCTAAGGCTGTGTGATTCTTTTTCTTAATGTACGTACGACACTCGTCGGATTCGATAGGCGTTAAACCTCCAACAACCATCGCCTTCATGATTTGTTCTTGGTAGGTATACAGCGAATAGGTATCACGCGTGATATCCTCCATCCCGGGGTCAAACTTTGGCTTCTTGCGGCCGTTCTTTATATCGACAAACGTTTCGTGCGCCTTCACATCCATCGGGCCTGGTCGGAACAGTGCCGTCATAGCGATTAGGTCGTCAAGGCTTTGAGGTTTAGCCTCGCGGCAGTAATTCATCAGCCCCATAGCGCCAAACTGGAACACGTCCTCACACCACCCGCGCTGGAAATAACGGTAAACCTCTTCGTCGTTGAACGGAATGGTGTTAACGTCGATTTGCTCCCGACGGTTCTTGGCGATAAGTTTGATAATAGACGAGAACTTATCCAGTTGGTTGAGGCCCAAAATATCCTCTTTCAAGAACCCTGACTTGTCGATATACTTACCCTCCCACTCGGAGACCAGCACGCCACCCATGCGTTTCATAGGCATCCACCCAAACAAGTCGATCGGGTTTCCATCCTCATCTTCCTGCGGTACAACAATGACCGCTGAGGGATGAATTGACGACGTTTTACACTGCGTAAGGGCGTATTTCGTCATATGGACCAACTCGGGGTGATCCTGCACAAAACGGAACAATTCACGCGATGTAGCTGCGTAGTTAAACAAGTCACCCCACGTGTACTCGATTTGGTCGTCGATGTCCTTGGTGAGTTTGTTCATTACCGCGAACGGCACGCCCATGACCTTGCCGAAATCCTTCAAACATGTCTTGAGTTTCATGCGGGTGTACGTACCAACAGAGCACACATGATTGACGCCATAGCGTTTGGACATGTATTCCTTCACTGTATCCCGAAATGCAACAGGGAAATCGGCGTCCACGTCCGGCATGCTGTCCTGACGGGCAATTTCGACTTTTTCTATTTTTAGAATCTTCATTTCTTCCTTGGTTTCATTCCATACCAAAAACCGTCGGGGAGCGGACTGTCCTTCGGTATAACAGTATTTATTTCACCATTAGTTATTCTAACTTTGCCTTGCATAGGATTCGTGTATCCTTGTTCGTATTTTACGCGAAATTTTTCCCTTAACGCCTGACGTTGTTCCGCCGACCAACGATTATTCCAATTCGGATTGTTCTCACCTGCATAGCGGCCCTTCATTTTGGCAGATAATTGCGCCTTTTGCTCCGGCGTCCAGTAATTACCGTAGTTTGGATTCTTTTCGCCGGCATATCGACCTTTTAAGGTTTGTGAAATTCTTTTCTTGTAATCGGTATTATCCAAAGTCATTTGACGCTTTTGATGAATTCTTTTCATCACTTCCGGATGATCCTTGAATGTCTTTTTAAGCGAACGTGAAACTTTAGCCGCAACCTCTGGTATCAACATGGGCGAACCGCTTCCAAACTTATTCGCCGAACCCGGTAATATGTTGTAGCCAATCTTTTTATTGGCGGAATCGAATTTCTTGATGTAGAGCATCTCCCAGGCGTCTAATTGTAGTTGAGTGTCACATACGCGAAGTGTTTCGCGCTTGAAGTTATTTCGGCCGTAACGCTTAATCGCGTTCGTCAAAGATACGCCGCTACCTAAATAACCATCAAACTCATCCGTATCGCACCAGTGTTGGCCTATGTAAATTCTTCCATTAACGAGGTTTGTCGTTTTGTAAATTATACCTTGCATAAAGTCCGCAATTTATCAATATCAATGTCCAGATCTATATTTGACAAATCGCAGTCTATATCTATTTCCTCGCCATTACGAAGAGGAATTTTAGCGTTTTCGGGCAATCTAAACTTGCCATACCCCTCAATTTCCAAATCCCAAAATTTAGGAACCGTTACGCGATTAGAATTCAGAAACCGTTCGAACATGAGATCATATTTCAACGGGTCAACGTCCGTTATGTACAGGCAATATGCAATCAACGATCCGCACACTGAACCACGCCCCGACCCGGTCATGACACCCTGCTCGCGGCACCAGTTCATGATGTCCCAAAGGATCATGAAATAATCGCATAGCCCGTTAGGAACGATAATGGCGCACTCCTTTTCGAGTTCATTCATATACTTATCCAGGTCATCGACCTTACCTACCAACCGCTCTTGAACGCCCTGTTCCAACTTTTCAAAGAAGGCGTCTTCAACCGTAGTTTTTACAAACTTGTATTTCGGAAGGTGACGAATGCCCGTCGGTATGTTAAACTCAATAGTGTCCGTCAAAGTCGCTGTAAGGGCCATGCCATCAATTATCTTCTCGTAAAGGGGCGCGGCTACGTCCATCCACTCTTCGTAGGCTAAAATCGTCTCTTTTGAGTTTTTGAAATACTGGGTCGAACTTTCGGCATTCACCACCCCAGCAACCTTATTCAGCAGGGCCTTCAACGGAGCCTCTTCGCGATCAAGGTAATACGAGTCGTTGATGACGATAGGCAGCGTCTGGCGATAAGCCTTCATTTTCCGACAACGGCAGATGTAGGTGTCGACAGCTTCCAGGTGAGCGCGGAATAACGCTTCGGATTCGAATTCGACGGTGTCGATCTGATAGTACACTTGATCGAACGCCGTGTGATACGCTTCCAGTAAAGCCTTGCACCGCTCGGCGTCGGACTTAAAGTAGTTCAGTTCGCTATCCGGCGGGATAACGCAGATCAGCCCGCGGCCAAGTTTATACAGTTCCTCGCTGGGGATGAAGCCTTGATAATCGACGTTTATGGCCTTATTCACCAACAGCAGGTTGCGCCACCCTTCAGGGCTGGTTACGTATAGTTTCAACGCGAAGGTTTCCTGTACGTCAGCCGCCTGGTCGTAGTTACACGCCACGGTCACAGTCTCGCCTATTATAGGCTTCAGCCCGTTATTCAAGCATGCGGTCTGAAAAGCCAGCGTTCCGGCCAAAGTGTTTCGGTCGCATATGCCGAGGGCCTTCATGCCGTTGAACTTGGCCTTGGCGGCCCATTCTTCGCAGTTTGACGAACCGTTCAAAAACTCATACTCGCTGTGAACGCCCAGATGAACAAACGGAACCAGTTCTTCGGCGATTGCAGTGCCAAGGTACTTAAAATCACGGAACTCCGGGCGGAACACCACCGATTTATCCAACCGAAGATGATCTTTCTTGATGTTTGAATAGTAGAACTTACCGCCAAATTCGAACAGGATGTATTTTACAACCCCATCGTACAAGGCGTCGAACTCTGCCCCCGTCACCGCGAACGAGAACCGTTCGTCGATGATCTTACCCTTATCGTCGGGGGATTATATGCCGAGTTACTATCAAGGCGTTCACAGCGAGTATGAGGTGGAGGTACAAAAAGTCCCCCACGCCTTCGATAGCGATTATATTCAGTTCGTCGTCGCGCTTTTCTTCGATAGCCAGGTAGTTATCGTCGGCCCAGCGCCGTAATGCCTCAGTCATACTACAAAATTGTATTCGGGTCCGCGTTAGATAACCTTGCCGCGAAGAAATTGCGCGCCAGCATTAGGTAGTCCCAACGTGCATCGACTTGATAGTAACTCGGCATATAATCGATGATCGAGATACTGCTTTTCAACAGCTGATCGCGATCCTCCGGCAGGCACCCACCGCGATTACGCTTATAGGAGATGTACTCCTTCAACAACTGATACACGGCCGAAAAATATATCGACTTTTCATGGACGTATCGCTGGAATCCAGCCTCGTCTTCTGGATCGCCACCGTCGGCGTTACGGTTGAGCAGACGGGTGATCATCTCCTCCAGGAATACAGTTATTTCACGCAGGCGGTTTACCGGCACCTCGGACTCGAAATCAAAGTCCATCATGTACGAAATAGCTTCGTTGTAAAGCCCCATTTGTGCCGAATTAACAGGATATTCGGCGTTGGTGAAAAGGTCGAACATCTTCTCGGTAATGTCGTTCCATTCGTAGACGTGAAGCGACTGCGAGTTATGAGTCTGAACACCCAACTCAATGCCCAGACACAGCGACATTATCTCCGTCAGGAACGAAAACTGGAAGATGTTCGTAGGGAGACCCCAGTGAAGGTCATTCGAACGATTCTGGACCGTGGTAACGAGTTTACCGTCGCGAATTTTCAACATCACCATATCGTTACACGGCAGGTCCTTGGTCTTCACACCGAGGTCGAACTTGGGGTTCCAAATCGACATCACCACCTGCCGCGTATCAGGATCGGCCGACAGTAAGCGTATCGCCTCTGCAACCTGATCCAGTCCAGGATCGGCCGACTCGCTTTCCGAAGCAATTCCCCAGTGGCGCAGGCGCCACCCGTAGGGAGCATGAAACGTTTCGCCGTTGTCCGAAAAGTCAGCCATCCGGCTATTGAAGATCGTCAGGAACTCAACGTCCTTACGACCCACGGCGATCCACATCGCTTCAGCCAGCAGGAAGAACACGTTGATATTACGACCGTACCCGCCCACGCAGCGGCGATAGGGGTTGGTGATAACGGTCTTCACGTCCAGCAGTTCGCGCACCTTTCCGCCACGTGAATTACGCCACGGCAGTTTACGTATCGTATCGTTGATGTACGGATACAACTGGGCAAATGATCTGCGGGGATCGGTGACGTAAGTCGTTTGACTTTCAAGTTCGCTGACTGAAACGCCATCAACGGACTTGGATATTGTTTCTTCTTTCATACTTTAATTACGATTTTTTATACCCCTTATAACGCTGGCAGTGATAGTGAAATGAACCCCGACTGTTTAAGGCCGGGGTTCGGGATGAAGAGTAACTATGGCGCTATTTCTTAGCGGCTTTAGCTTTCTTGGCTGCGGCGGCTTTAGCCAGCGCGGCGCGAGCAGCGGCCTTCTTGCCGGTAGCCTTCAGATCGGCTTCCATCTTCTCGCGATTCTTGCCAAGACGGCTGTCGGTAGTCGAGACGGCGGCCTTGATGTCGGGGAGGTAGGTCTGAACGATTTCCATCGCATGTTCCCACGTGATGCCCTTGAGCCACGGCAGAGCGTTCCACGTCATTTCGAAATCGACACCGTCGTCGGCGAGTTTGTCCTGAGCAGCCTGACTGCGGAACGTGTTCAGAACGACGTTGGTCGTGGCGAAATTGCCGTCCTTCGAGTACACGTTCTCGAACATGATGGCCACGGGTTTCGAGTTGGCGCCGCCGTACTTGATCGAGATACCCTGCGACACGGCCACGTACTGGAACTCCTTCTCGGGGAAGAACTTGACCAGAGCCTTGCGGAGCAGGTCCATGTGCTCCGGAACGGTCTGCGGCTTCAAGCGAGTACCGCGTTCGCTGTTACGAGGCTTCTTGGCCTTGGCGGGCTTGATCTCCTTGGCGCCTTTAGCGGGCTTGGGTTCCTTCGGTTCCTTGGGTGCGGCTTTGGGGGCAGCAGCTTTCTTCTTCGGCGCAGGGGCCGGAGCCTCTTCTTCAGACTCGGCTTCCGGTTCCAGCTCCTCTTCAGACTCGGCTTCTGCCTCAGCCTCCTCTTCGGCGGCCTCATCGGCGAGTTCATCGGCCTGCTGTTCAGCCGGAGTGACTCCTACCTCGGGGGCGGCAGCCTCCTCGCCTTCCAGTTCGGCGAACGAACCGACGATGTCGATCAGGTTATCGATGGTTTCGTCGTCCATCCCCGGGATGCCGGCGTCTTCGAGCCGCTTGAGGAGAATCTCCTTGGCGGCCTCTTCGGTCTTTGCCTCGATGCCGAGTTTCTTCAGGCGCTCGGCGTTTACTTTCGAAATTTTAGTTGCCATAGTTTTGTACGGTTTAATGAAACAATTGTTATTTGAGTGAATTATTCGTCATTCAAACGATAATATTCGTATCGCGTTGGCGTATAATATAACGCTGACTTGTAATTGGCCAACAAATACGCCTGCTGGTCGGCGATAATTTTATCAACCAACGACAATGCGTCGTTGAAAAGCATGTTTTGGTCATACCCTTCAGCAGCGGCGCGCGGCGAACGTAGCAATTGAGCCATCATCCGGCGATTGCGTCCTCGGATATGAAGCGAGAATATCATCCGCTTCATGCCTGTTAGGTTCCGTAATACGTCAACGCCGTTAACCACAAAGTGGTTGGTTTCGAGTTCGACTTGAACGGTGTCTTCGATACCGCAATCGTAGTTGGTTTGGTCGATACGGAGTTTGTGGTTTTCCTTTTTGATGGCCCTCATCAAGTCGGTGCACTTATTCGAACACGCACACTCGACGTAGTAACGTAACGGCACGGGCCGAGCCGCTGTACCGCGGCGGTATGCCAGCCAACGGCGACCGTATGCCTTTATGGAGGTGAAGATTTTGAGACGGAACTCTTGGAGAAGATCGTCACGTTCCAACGATAGTTCCTCGTAAGAGTAGAGTTTGTTGGCGTACTTAACAGCCAAGAACTCTAATTCCTTGTAGGCTTTTTCTGACGCTTTCATGCCGATTTAGTTTTACGATTTTGGACGCTTTTCCATACATCCACAGCACGAAGGTAGGTGAAAATTTCCAATGTACAAAGAACTTTCCAAGAAATTTTCAAAATTTTTTACAACACCCGTATCACTTCGGCCTTGGGAACGTTATCGGCATACACCTGCGAGTGCTCGTTGTAAAGCGTTACGCAATCGTCTTTCACGGCATCCAGTTTCCAAACCTCACCGCGGTATGAAAAATCGCTGTTGATGGAGTAGTAGTTCGCCACGTCCTTAGGACCCATCGCGAACAACGGGCGGTTAAGCGGATCGAACAACTCAGCACGCAAGTCGCGCATTTTGTCCGGCGACGTGAAGATCGACATCAGCTGGTTACGCTTGGCGATGTCTTCGATCTTCTCGCGCTTAAACTCCATAACGCGGGAGAAATACCGCTTGTCCTTGGGGGAGAAATATATCTTGCGCCGGAACTCGGCCATGAGATATTCACGCTGTATGACGTGGAAATATTCTGCCACCGAGAGGCTCCGTGAATTGTTATTCATGGTTCTACCGTTTTAGTTTTCCAATTACGTTCCAAGCAAAATCGCGGGGGCGCTGTAAGCGTTCGAAGACTTCCAGCGTCTCGGCTTCGTTGCACTCGTCAATATCCTTCTTGGTTGTGAAAACTATATTTGTAGAAAAGTACTTGTCCAATTCGAAGGCGTACTTTTTGATCTCCTTGATGGCGTCAAAATCGTATAACAACACCACTGAACGGACTCCGCGGCGTTGTAACATGGCGCGTTGGTAGTCGCTTATCTTCTTGCCAAACGTGGCGCAGCACTTCACGTCATCACATTCGTCCAACCGCAGCCGTCGGTCGACGGCTATCTTATCAAAAACGCCCTCAACCAGTATCACCGTGGCGCCGGGGTGCTGGATGTCGTCGTAGCCATACAGCATCTTGGCGAAGTCAGCCCCGGTATCGTTTCGCCAGCGTAGGGCGTCGGGCGGAACCTTTTTGGAAGCGTAGCGGCCCTGAAAAGCCGTGATGACTCCGTCGGTAGTAACGGGTATCAATATGTAGTCGGCGTACCGCTTCATGAGGTGAGTGCGCCCCAGTCCGTACCGTTTCATCACCGCCGGAGTCAGCCCGCGGTCACGTTCGAGGTAGGCATCGTGTAGGCAGACTTTGTAGCCTACTGGCATCTTCCGCGCCGGTAGGGCTTCCAGTTTAACGTCTTCAGCGGCAGCCGTCGTCAAATCGCGGATTTTGGGTATTACCTCGCGTTCCTCGATAGTGGCTCCCTCTAACAGGTACAACTTATCAACAGCTGCAAGTAATTTATATATTCCACCACTATTGCCACATTTTTTACAATCCCAGGCGCCTGTATTCTTATTGACGTACATATGTTTTGATTTCCCGCAAAACAGGCAATCACATATTATTTGGTCTCGCTTTCCAAAAACTGGATTCATCAAGACCTCACGCCAATCAATATTACCTACTCTTCTTGACATAAATACGGTTATTCTTGCTCCTACCTTTACGCCATCCATCTGGAATATCCGAACCGCGTTTTATGAGAACGTCATCGACGCCGTTAGTTATCCAAAATTTACCAAACGATGGATTTCCTTCACCACTCATTCTCTTTGAATGACGTTTTTTGAATTCTTCACTGTGGTGATGTCCGTAAAAAGCCGTTTCCGCGCCTCGCTTTCCAAAATTAGGATTCTTATCTCCCAAAGTCGCTTTCCGTATATTAAGGCGATGTTGTTCAGTAAATTTCATACCTTTCCTCGCTTCAGATAGTTTTCGGCGAAATTCTTCACTCATCTTAACGCCAAGCCGCCGTTCTCGAGCGCGTTGGCGTTCCTCTTCAGTGAAAACGTGTTTATATATTGGATTTAATTTTCCCATCCTTGAAGCAGATATCTTTGCCCTGACAATAGGATGTTTACTCGGCGCACCGTGTTTGAATCTACAACTTTTCAACAAGTTATATCCGCAACTTTCGTCAGTGGCATTAAATTTCAAAATAAAGTAACATTCCCAGCCATTCAACTGAATTTGATTGTTACAAATCTTAAGCGTTTCGCGCTTAAAATTTTCTTTACCAAATTCATCAATAGCCTTTAATATTTCACTCCCGCTGCCTAAATACCCGTCGAATTCGTCCGTGTCACAGCGGTGTTGACCGATGTAAATCTTGCCGTTGACGAGGTTCGTAGTTTTGTAAATTATACCGTACATATTACCAGTTTTGTACGGTTATAATTGTTCATTCTTCAGTAAAGATTATTCGTCATCGTCCACCGACGTATTACGCCGCCCGCGTTTCGTTTTTGTAGCGTGCTGCTCTTCGACGATATCCTCCCACGGCATTTCCAACGTGCGCTTACGGTCGTAAAAACGCGAATAGGTCATGTTGTTACAAATACGGATGATATCGCCAGCCTTGTGTTCACGGGCCTTATCGAGGTACAACCGCATGATTTCTTCCTTGCGCTCGTCGGACGTGAAATTCATCGTCACAAAACCGTCCATCGGGTTCACCTTGCCTTTAGCCTCGGAAAGGTTGTAGCGCGTGATCACAAAGTCAGGGTCGTTTTGTAACTCCGGCGGTATGCCGTTAGCCTGCGTAGCGACATGAACCACGGCGTTGAACTCCATGGCCATCATCTTGGCCTGCTGGGCCAGTTTCATCTGGCGGAAGCGTTCCTCGTTCATCGAATAGCTATGACCGTCGCCAAGTTCGGCCAATTCGAGGTAGTCCCAAAGGATCATGTCTACCTTACCGTAGGCGCGTTCAATGTCCTGCAACTCTTGACGCATCTGGGTAACGGTCATACCGCCGAAACTTTCCACCGCCACGACGATGATATCGGTCTTGCCGAGTTTGGCTACAACGCGCTGCGCCATCTTCAGTTTGTTGTCTGATATGTTACCTACCTTCACGTCCTGATAGATGCCGCCAAGCCACGCCGAGTCGTAGCGGGCCATGGCCTGTTCACGCGTACCCTCCAACTGGAAATGAACCACGCGATAGCCCTGCCGTGAGGCGGCGATACCCAAGTGAACCAGCGCCTGCGACTTACCTGCGCCGGAAATACCCATCCACAACCACGCTTCGCCCGTTTCAGGGCCGCCGTTTGCGCCGCCAAGCCGATAGTCCAGTTCGTCGATACACGTCGGGATGCGGAAGCGATAATTCCAGTCGTTAGAACGCCGTTCTAACTGACGGCGGTTGAAGTCGCTGAACACGCGGTCGTACTTGGCATTCTGGATAGTGAAGTGGGAGATTTCTTCGGCCGAAGTGATGAGGATGTTGTACGCCTTTTCCTTGTCACCCAAGTTGTAGGCGTCGGCGATGCGGTCGTTGGCGTCCAAGAACTTCATTTGGCGGATGTACGCCTCCAGTGACGTTATGAGCGACGGTACATCTTCATCCGTCACGTCAACGTCACGTATGTTCTCGATCAACTCCAAAACACCTTCATCGTCGAGGAACGCCTGCTGCAACTGACCAACCGTCGGGACGCGTCCGGTCTTCGAGTGGCGTTCGGTCATCAGTTTCCAAACCTTCTTCTCGGCTTCGACTTGAAGGTACGAAAAGCGCAAATATTGTTTCAGTATATCAAACACCGAGCGCTTACGCATGGCCGCCGAAAGCAACTCGGTGATGAGGCTTGACGATAGTCTATCTTTCAACATATCCCCGTATTTTGAACACAAGTGGGTAGTTAGTACCTAATAATTTTTTACACGGTATTTTGAACTTACACGTCGCGCACCACGGACTGCGGTGGTGGTACAGCGTAGTGTTAACGATACACCACGCGAACCCCTTATTCACGCCGTAGAAGGCTGCTTTAGCCTTTTCTTCGCGATCGATAAGCCTCACTAATAACGCTGGTAACTCGGTTTCGTTCTTGAGCGTAGAAACGTCAAAACGGCTTTTCAAACCTCCAGCCGTGAAGCGCGTGGCTGACGTGGGATATACCTTTTCCCATGACTTAATGGCGGCTTTACTCACCATCCACGTCAGGCGTGTCCGGCTCAGCGTCTTACGACTAACACGCGCCCGGTCGCCGTAACGACATTGTAATTGAAACAGGATGAAACGCCGTACGAAGTCCTCGCTGGCCGAGGGGTAGCGTTCTACAAAGTGGTTCCACGTATGGATGTCGGTATCGTTCACCCGGAACGTTTGACGCATGTCGCAGCCCATCTGGTACAACACGTCCACCAACAGCCTCACGGCGTATCGGTAGAGTGAAGGTTTACGGATAACCAAATCGTCAGCCATCGTTCTAACGTTTTTAACCAATCATCGACCGCCGTGTCCAGTATTCCAATACCGTCTTCGCCGACCGATTTAACATACGTATTTAACCGTGTCGATGAATGCTCCGAAAAGTACGCATCGTCAATATCCATGAAGTCGATAATGGCCGAGCGTTTCTTAGCAGCCGTAGCACCCAAAACACGTCCCTTGCGCTGGATGGTGTTGGCGTTCTCCAAGCCGCCATCGACGTTGAACAATATCTCAACCTCTGGAAGCGTGACACCTTTCTTGAAGATATTCGACGCCATCAATACGCCGCCGTCGGTACGCTCCAAGAACTCGGTCTTCACCGACTCGCGGGTTTCGTTATCGGTGTCACCGTGGATGAAGGTACACCCGGTGAGTTCTGCAATGTGGCGTCCGTGATCGACGCTTTGGAACATCACCAGCGTCTTGAAACCGCGTTGACGGCACATTTCGATGACCTTAACGACGATAGTGTCGCGAATTTTAGAGTTGAATATCAACGCCTTTTGATACGCCGCGTAGGTAGCGGCCCTTACGGCGCGAGAGTCCTGTTCCAAGGCCAGCAGGAAGACCTTGTACTCGGTCAATACGCCGCGTTCGCGCAGCGTTTCTTCCTTGATACGATAAACAACATCACCGCTCCAAGCCTTTAGGTGTAAGTTCTCAACGAACGCTTCTGCGCGATACGGCGTGGCCGAAAGGCTCAGCTGGTGCGTGAGGTTCTTACAGGTTCGGTATATCCTCAACTTGGAGGATGATGCGTTATCGTGTATTTCGTCAACGATCAAAAACCGTAGGGTCTTCAGGAAATTCTTCAACTGGTTCTTCTTGCCGGTTTCCTTGCACCGCTTAGACAACGTAGACTGGATGGTTTGTATCATCCCCACCGTGACACGCTTTTCGGTGTCAATACGCCCGGCGCGTATTTCGCCAATTTCGATGCCGCCATACGGCTCGAAATACCGCTTGAAGTCGTCGATGGCCTGTTGGAAGAGCGTTTTGCTATCCACCAAGAACAGGGCCTTGCGCGTTACGCCTTCGGTTTGGAGGAAGATGCGTATACATTCGCCGGCGATGAACGTCTTACCGCCGCGCGTAGGAACCACAATGATACCTATGCGCCGCCGGAAGAATGCCTCAACGGCCTTGCGCTGGTGGATGTACTTACCCTTCAGCCGTTCGTCGATCTTCACCGACCGCGGCAACTTGAAGTCGTAGTCCGTCAACCGATACTCGCGCCCGGCGGACGTCAGTTTCTTCAACAACGTAGGTAGCATCCCGACCTTAAACGTGAACGCCCGGCGGTCGAACATCTGAATCTGGTCGGAATACGCAAAAGGGCTTGGGTTGTTGTACGTGAGCGACTTCGCCACAATACGCTTACCCAAGCTATCACTCCCCGAAAAGGAGTACTCAAAAAAGTTTACGCGAACTATTTCTATCCTGTAGGCTGCCATATGCATATCCTCGCCGCTGTGAGCGGTTCTGGTACTGAATCTTTAACTTTGACGATGTCAGATCAGCCGGAAGGGGTTTAACAACAACCCAAATACCGTGCTGAGGCGAATGGCGGATGTAGCCTGCTCCAGCCATCAAATTGAAGTAGGCGTTCATCGTCGTCAACGAACCGTACTTGCGGTAATTTTCTGCGCGTTCCTCCAAGATGTTGCGTATAGCCTTCTGAGTCACCAAACTGCCATACGTGCACTTGGACATATACTCGCGTATCACGCTCCACGCCGTGACGCTGGTCTTTGTTCTGCGGAATACCATATCAGCATAAGTTTTTACAACGCGCCACAGACGCCCGTATCAGTTCCTCTATTTCTTCGTCGGGATCAGCCGCCTTGGCGATCTTACAGTGTAACTCCAACCGCATCAACTCTTCCTGCGTCAGCCGTTCGCGGTAGAACTCACGCGTTTCGCCAAGCAAGTGAAGCAATATCAGCACCACTGGTGAAACGAACAAACTCAGTACGCACCACCCGGTGGTAGAACGCCCCTTATTGGCGGCAGATTCAGCCACGAAGATAAACACAAACACCAACCACGCAACGACTATCGCCAACAGCAACAGCCCTGCAATATTTTCAATTCCGTTCATATCTGTAACATTTAGTATACTTCATACCCCGTGACATCCGTATTCTTACGAACGGCGTATTTCAACGCCGATTGGCGCTTCAACCGCTGGTAAGCCCTGCGGCGTGCGTCGTTGTTATCCTTGGCGCCAACAACGCGAATCTCGATGATCTGTTCCAACTCGATGGTCACCATATGGACCTTATTGCTCTTTCTCATTTTCTTTGTCGATTTTGTAGGCGTAATACTGTACAAGGTATTCCAGAAACTCCAGGCGGCGGTTCTTCTCGACGATAGGCCACCAAAATGCTGATTCCTGATCAGCGTCACGCGGCCGGACGAATTCTGGAATCAATTGCGCAAGAGGCACCCTTACAATATTGGCTCCACGATGCGTAAAACAGAACAACGAATCATCCAGACTGTCGTCATCAGTAATTTCTTCGTATCCCCGTTCGACGATCACCTTCGAAAACACCGAGCACATCCCGTTGTATGCGTTAGGATTTCTTCGCCATTCATCACGCGCCAACACGCATGTCTTAAATCGCCATTCATTTACAGTCATCTTTTCAACAATTTCGTTTCACAATCACGTGCCTCACGCATGCACACCACATACACTTGCTGGTGGGGGATATAGCGAAGGAGGTTTACCCCCTTTCCCCCTACTGCCAATGTGGCTTCTTGCTGTATGGGTCGCGTGTCGTTGAAGTGGTTTACCCCTGTTTATCCCGAACACCGTTGCACGCTTTGGTAACCACATAAACGTTGTAAGCCATTAGGCGACGCAAAACGTTCCGGCGAGGTACGTGTATAGGCTCGTAAAGGAAAACTCGCTGCCAATGAGATTTTCAGCCCTACAACGCGAAAAGCCCCGGCGTGAACCGGGGCCTCTCTTTACGAACTGCTGTCGTTACCGCTTGGGTGGGTATTTCTTATTCGAAATATACTTAAACCACCCAAACCAATGATTCCAGAAGTGACGCGAATAATCGGGGTCGTCTTGGGTATATTGGCATTCGGTTTCGAAACAGATGTTCTTGTACGCCATGTTATACGGCGGAAGCAGGATTTCAATCAACCAGCATGCCACGTACACGGCATAATACGACGCCACCCAAAGCAACCACCACCAAGGGTTGTAATCGTAGATGAGCCACGTTGTGAGGAACAACGCAAAGGAAGTGATCATGATCTGAAGAACCTGATGCCAGTGACGACGCTCGTGGCGATAGACGCGCTCCGGGACTTCACGCCCGTGCTTGTCCTCGCGAACGAAGATCATGAACCACAGGGTCATCATCCAGAACTTTCCGACGGGGATGTACTTGTTGAAGATAATCCACATACCTCACGTGTTTAGGCGCCAGCCGTGGTGTTGATGGTGCAGGCGTTGCCCTCAACCGTTCCGCTACCCTGAGCCGTACCCGTGAGGGTGATGGTCTGCAGGAGGTCAGTCTTCTTGGCGTACTCCTCCATGTTAGGCTTGCCCTGAACGTCGCCCCAGTTGACCGTGGTGGCGCCACCACCGCCCTGTCCGGCGTCAGCCAGTTTCAGATCGACGATCGTGAGCAGATCGTTGACCGTCTCCATCGTGGCGTAGGGAGTGATCGAGAGGCTCTCGCGAATCTTGGCGATGAGGGCCTGAATTTTCTCTGCGTTAGTCATAATTTTGATGTTGTTAAATTGTTAATAAAAAGGTTTCTAATTCTTGGGGAATCCGGCTTTGACGTCATTGTACGTAGCCACGGTCTGAGCCGTATCCCATACCGCAATGACAAGATTGTCGGTAAGTTGTATGACCTTCAACTGCCGTGAGTCTTGTGAAGCAGTAGGAATACCCGGCGCGTTGGTTGTGAAGGTTACGGTCTTTTCACGCTGCTTACCAGTGTAGTTGAAGTCCGACGTCACCTCGACCGACGTTGTTCCGGGTAACTTGGCGGGGTCGAACGACACATAGAAATTGTCACCCGAACCGTCGCCCCAAGCAATTGTTGTTTTCTGAATAGCCATACAAGTTTAATTGTTCCCGGAGGGAGGTCACCCCCGCCTCCGGGATTGCAGTGGATGGAAATTACGATACCGTGAACGTGGTATTGGTCGTAACCTGAAGCGTAACCGCGGAGCCGTCCTGAGGAACGTTCACCGAGGTCTTGTCGATGTTCAGGTAAGGATCACCGGCAGCCTGCTTGAGCGTGATGGTAGCAGTCTTCGAACCCTTGGTCGTGACGGTGATCTGCTGGGTACGCTCCGAGATGGTGGTATTCGCCGCGGCGGTCAGTGTCAACTCGAAGGCGTACTTCTTCGTGGCGCCAGGGTCGTCGGGGATAGCCGTACCCGACGTAGCGGCAGCGGCATTGGCTTGGTACGAGATAGCCGAAATATCAGCAGCGATGATCGCTCCTGTACCTTTCGAGAACGTCAGCGTGTCAGCGTTGGACATACCGTCCAGTACTACTGAACCGCCTGCCTTGGGGACCGAAGCCTCGGTACCGTCGTCCCACGAGACGAACTCAGCCGCAGCCTGAAGGATAGCGGCGAAAGCCTTGTTGGGCGTCACGCCGGGGGCAGTGATCGTGAAGTTGTCCGTCTGGTTGAGACGGTTGCCAAGATTAGCGACCTTGGCGTTCAGGTTCAGAGTGGTATCACCCGAACCGCTTCCGGGGCTACAAATCACGTAGCTTTTTGAAACATCAGCCATTTTTTTTTTGATATGTGGATTATTCCACGTTAAACGAAGTGTTTGTGTGTACGTTATTTTGACCGAACCAGTTGTTGTCCTGCGTAAGCCATACGACCAACTTTTCAACCTCCAAATAAGGCTTTTCGGCAGAGTGTGAATACAGCACTTCGCCGTTCAACACGACTTGCTGTATGGTAGGTTCGCCCGGTTGAGCAGGCCAAATTACTTTGCCATTGAAGATAACACGGTTGATCTTGGCGGACGTCAACAGTTGGCGACCGTTCAAAACCAAATCCGTTATTTTCTTACTGGCCATCGGCATCAGGTTTTACCTCGATGTACAAAATGTTGTCATTCTTCATGGGGGCTTCCTCAACCACCTCAACGCCGCGTACCGAATCCGAACGAACGCTCACGGCGTTAATCTCGCTTTGAAATTTTTGTTCGGTTTCGTCAAAAATTTGCTCCGTCCGCGCCAACTTACCGTCCGACGTTTTGGAGTTGAGTAGTCCGTAGATATTGATCTCAGCCATGTTGCTATGAAATTACACCGTTAAAACGACCCGCAGCGAACGGACCTGCACTGCGGTAGCAGTTGTAATAGCCTTTACCCTCGACCAGCACCGATACCGGCATGGCCATCGGTACGTCGAAGCCGCCGGAGGTCACGTTGTTGATGGTCATATTGGCAGGAACACACAGCCACATGTACTCGTTGGCGCCAACGTCCACCGTAACGTCTCCTGCCGGCGAAGGCTTAATCGGCTGCTGGTACATCGCCAGAACGTCTTCTGACTCGATACTGCTCTTCGGCGACGAACCGAAGTACATACGGTCGTAAGCACTGGCCGTGACGGTAGCTGTCTTGGTGATACCCTTTACGACAGCCGTGATTTCATACTCCTGCGTAGCGCTGATACGGTCGGTGATACTCGTGAGCGCAGGATCAGTAGTGAGAACGGCTTCGCCTTTACGCACTTCGAGTGAATCAGGCGTTACAGGCTGGTCGTTGAACTTGGTCTCCCAACTCAGCGTTACCTCGGTTTCAACGTCGTTCTCGAAGAGGTCGGGAACTACTTGGAACGTCAGGTCGGTGTACTGGGTGTAGACCACCGAAGCGAGTTCGTTGACGCTTTCCTGCGACGCGGCGTCGATGTTGGCGCGGGCCTGTTCTTGCTGAAGTGCACTGAGCGTTTGGGCGATGTCGAATCGTACGGCTCCCGCGGCCTCACCGCCGCCACCCTCAAACACCGGAATCATCACCGCCTGTACCTGCCAGTAGTTGGTATTCCAGAACAGCGTGACGAACGCCACATGGGCGGTGTCAGTCGTCACCGTTATAGGGTTCAGCTGGGCATCGACGAACTTCTTGTACGCGATGGTGGAATTGACTCCCACCTGAGACAAGTATGCCACGCGGGCCGAAGGCGGTTCGATAGGGTCCGTATCAGCGTCAGCGATACCGACGATAGACGTACTCATCGACGTCTCCAGTTCCTGAACGTAGTCCAGCAGCGCCAACTCGTAGTTTTGCTGGTTGGGAACCTGTACTTTGGTCCCCTCAGGCCGTTCTTCGAGGGTCGAAAGGATGAGTTTCCGGACGTCGTTATAAGAAAGTGGCATAGGACTATGAATATTCTTGTTCGTTATACTCGTCGCTGTATTCGCGAGTGTCAACAAGGTTATAATTGACGACAAGAGAAATACGTTCCAGAGTTTCTTCTTTGACCTTTGCGTCGTACTCTTCGAAGAGTTGGTCACAGGTCTTGTGAGCCGTTTCTTTGATAGTACGCTTGATCCACAGTCCGACGCACTGGTCAGTGTTCATAGTTTCAGCCAGCAACAGCGTGTTGTTGATGGCGTTGCGGAAGTCGCCGTCGAATTCTAAGCGGATGCGGCCGTCTTCTTCAGCCATAACGCTTACGGGGAACGGGTCGATGGCTTCGTAGTCCTTACGCTCGATGCGGAAGACCTTTTCGCTCACGTAAACCACCTGCCATACCGAACTGCCTTCGAACGCCGCCTTAACGGCATTGAACGTTCCCTCGTAGTCGGCAGTTTTAGGCGATTTGACGACGATATTGAACGGCTCTAATACAAACTCCTCACCCACGGCTGCAGGCGAAACTATGGTCACCTGAACGCCTGCGCGGCGAAAGTCGGCGTTGTAGAATTTGGCGTTGATGGGCAGCGAGTACCGATTGCGGAGCGATTCCATCTGGAGGTCTTTCACCGCCACGGCGGCTACCTCAAACTGACAAAGGTCATCGTCAGCACCAACGATCTTGATTTCGACGTCCGAAACCTGCTGTCCGGCCTTGTTGATGAGGGCGAACGCCATGCATTCAGTCGGGCGGTTCTGAAGCGTGAGCAGCGACACCTGATCGAACAGCACGTTCAATGCGGCGTTCGGTACGGGGGTTGAACTCACGTAGCCGCCCAAACTCATGCGGGGGTCATTTTGAGGCGCATCCGGAGATACCATCAACGAGTTAGGTGCGCCAGTAAGATACAACATCATAGGTTCACAGTCAATACCGAGTTGGTTAAGAATTTCGACATTCCGTCGGTGAGGTCCTTATACCCCGACTGCGGGAACGCCTTAAAGGCACTTGCGGCGCGTCCGTCGATGTCACGGTAGCGCAGCGTGAGAGTTGTTTGACCGCTTTTCAGCGGTACGAAGATGTTGGTCTGAACGTCCGTAACCGGGAACCGGGCCGTACTGCGGACTCCTTCCCACGTAGTAGCCCCGGCGGCGGTCAGCTGATACTCGATATCGGCCACCGCGGGTACGATCACAAAATCGTCACCCTCACCCAGCGACAGGTCTCCACTCCACGACGCCAGCGTCAACAGCGTATTGGCGTTATCGACGATGCGGACGCCCTTACCCGTAGCGCGGTTGAACAGCGTCCAACCGGCAAACGTCGACGAGGGAATACTTCCGGAGTTACCCGATACCGGCCCCAGTACGTTGTTCTTGCCCTCCAAGATACGGAATTGCAAAGCCGACGCCCGTATTTCGAAGCCCGTGACGGTGTAGCCGTTTTCAACCGCAATGCGCAGCATATCGCCGTAACGGTCGATATTGAGGACGCTGACGATGTTGGTCGAAGCGGCGATAATTTCTTCCGTAGGGTCGGTGTTGAACGTGCACGAATTGCGCATATCGACGATCGACATATCGCCACTTTCCCAGTTCAACTGCGCAAGGATAAACTCGTACCCCTCCTGAATGTCAGGCGCGTTGTCCGACTGGACCATGCGAATCTGGAAAGAATCGTACTCGTAGATGAGTTCGTTGGCGTTCGACGGGACAAAGCCCGGCGTGAAAGCCCCGATAACGCCGTAGCGCATGTTGCTTTCAGCCACGGCTGGAACGGCGATGACGGCTGACGTGTCGGAAACCACGTTGATGACCTCGTAGTTGAGGATGTTCTTGGTAGAGTCGATGAACTTGACGGCGTTCGGGAAGTTGTCGCCGCCACGCAGTACTTTCGTAAACTCAGTACCAACGCCCGTGAGCGTGCCGTCGGTAGTTACCGAAACCGTTCCGGCTTCGTAGTTGGTTACGGCGCGCGAAAGAATGACCCACGTCTTGGTGTCCGATTGGATAGCCTGAGCCGTAACGGCCTCGCGGCTGATGATACGATCAAAGTCCTTGTTCCATGCCGTGCCGGGAGCGATAGAAATTGTGTTTTCCTCGCCCGTGGCGGTGACTTCAAAAGCATTAGAGCCGGAATTGCTCGCAATTCCGAAGTTTTTCACCAGCGACTGCAACGCGGCCTTATAGCCTTCGTCTACCATCAGGCGACGAAAGTTCTCCAGTTCGGCCACCTCCAAGAAGAGGTTCGGTGAGAGTTTCAATTTCGACATATCTATTCGACTTTAATGGCGTTGGTGTTGGTCTTCAGGTCCACAAGGCCCTTTTCACCGTTCGAGTTTATGATAATTGAATTTGGCGTCAATACCAGATACGGCACAAACTCCGACGGCGTCGATGAGGTGTTAACAGGCGTAGTACCGTACACGAATACAGGCTGGAATCCGTACGGAATTAGGTACTTATTCACGATTCGTTCCAACTGGGACTGTGACATCGTGTTGTTGTTATTCTTCAGGAAGATGTAGAACAACCGCTGTGACTGGATGAAGCCGTTGGACCGGGCATCGACGCGGCCCGTTTCCTTCAGCGGGAGGATGTTGCGGCCGTAGACGAGGGGGCGTATCTTGTAATCCCAGATGTAAAGCGTAGCTGTTGAGTCGCCGCCACCGAGTTGAATCTTCGGGAGAATGTACTCGACAGAGTAGTTGTTGTAGCACAACTGCGTTCCCAAGTGGGGTGCGATATTAAGACCCGGCGCGTTTACGGTCACAGGCTGCGTGCTGTAAGCGTGGATGATACCGCGGACGTGATACCACGTGTTGGCTTGTACGGCGGAAAGCGGCAGTTCGTTGGCGAAGTAGTCCGTTACCTGCGTAGAATCCAAGCGGATGAAACCTGTAGACAGGGCGGTCTTTAAGATGTTGAAACCTTCAACGCCAAAATTCAGCGTTCCCTTACCGTCGCTCTTCATCCAAAACGAGACTTCGTACGAAAGGTTGCAGTCGGCCGTGTACACGCGGTCATCGACAGGCGTAGCGGTATCGCCGCGGCCCAAGCCGCCTTCACCTGTGATCTTCAGGCAGACCTTGTTCTTGTAGACCGGAGTCTTCTTTTCGCGGTCGTAACCGACGATATACTGGTCCGGTATCTCTTCGATGGAAACGTTACCCGTGGTTACGAAGTCACCCAACGACTCAAAGTCGGGTGACGTTTCGCGTGTTTTGTTCAGCTGGTTAGAACCTCCAACGCCGCGGTACAGCGGCGACGCCTGTCCCAAGCACCAGCCCATCTTCGACGCTGGGAGATTATCGGTCAGCAACTCGTCGCTATCTTCAATACCGAACAACCGTACGAACTCGCCGTTGTAGGGCCGACCGTCACCGCGTCGCGCAAATACCATAGCCGTACCACGCTTGCGTATTTCGTCATAGTAGTGCGACGCAAGATACTGGAGTTCTTCCAGCGTGACGCTCTTTTCGTCAAAATACAACCCGATCTGGCGAACGTACTCGCGCAGCATGTCGAAGTCGTTGTAGATGTTTTCGAACCGTTTGGCGAACGATACCATCATGGCGAAGAAACGCCCCACGGTCGAGAACAGCGAAACGTAGTCGCGGTCTTCGTCGTAGTTACGATCAGCACCGCGTGTCACATACTGGGCCATCACGCCGCGGTAGTACAACTTCTTGAACAGGTTGCGTTCGATACGCTTGGTCTGCTCCGAACCAACGACGCCGGAAAAGATCGATTCGTCGATGGTAGGGGCAACGAATTGAATCGGTTCAACCGTACCTTGGAAGGTGATCGAATTGAAGGTGATAGGCGCAGAGCCTCCTTGACGGATGTACTGTACCTCGATCGACATCATGCCGTCGGCCGTTACAGGTTCAGCAGCCTGAAGAGCGGCGTTGGTCAGTTCGGTCCATTCGCTCCAAAACAACCCGTCGGCCGACACGCGGAACAGCCGCGCTACATCCGCCGGAGCGCTCACGCCCGTGAGGTCCTCAGTGAAAGAAGCCAGTGAAACACGCCCTGATATGTCGCACGTGATAGCCACCAGCAGCATGTCGCCGACCGCGGCCATGACGTTATTCAGTTGAGGGTCCTCGGCGCGGTCGTACATCAAATCGGAGCCGTCGCGGTGGTACTTACCCTCTTCACCGTCGCTGACCGTTAAAACGAGTCTGCCATCACTGGTAAGGGCAGCGTCAGCGGGCGGCTTATCCAAACTGATCATCAGGTCGCCTTGGACACCCGGCGTATTGTTGACGGTCTTAGGCTCTTGGAGAATCTCTGCCTCGTAGATTTCAGGCAAGTTGCCACTGGCCGCGGCGGTGATCGTCACTTCGTTCGACGGCGAAACAACGACCTTGCTGCGTATGGAGGTAGTGAGATTCATATCAGATAGACATTAACACGGTTGCTTGGTAGTTTGCGTCTTCGACGTTCGGGTAGAACACTTCGGAAAGCACTCCGCCGTTGTCGATTATCACGTTGCCGTCCAAGTCGCGCATCACGAAACTGCGTACCCGCGGCAGCGTATATTCGGGGACGTTGATGTCGTAGCCGGGGTTGAAGTGCGTATCGGGAACGTATCGCACGCCTTCGACGTTCTTGACGACGTACAGCATGTCTTCCCACTCCACCTTGTCGCCCGGTTCCCAGAAACGGTAGTCGAACAGTTTGTTCATCTGGAGTTGAATCTGGGTACGGACGTCGTCGGTATTGTACGCCGGGTCGATATCAACGCGGAAGTCCACGTTAACGAACAGCCAGTTGACTTTACGCAGGTTGATAGCGGGGTAACGCGCTCCGGCGATAGAAACGCGCAGCAGGTCGGTGAGGCACAAATATTCCTCAGCACGCGAATACATCTCGTCGAATTCTTCTTGCGTGAAGTCTTGACCGTTCACTGATACCACCGTCAGGTTAATGCGGCTTTCAGCGGCTGAACCCGTAGTTTGCGATTCACCGTAACCGCCTTTGAGTACTCGCAGAACGCGCGGGTTGATCTTCATCAGCACCTGCTCCAACTGCGACAGCGTATTCATCGCCAACTGGTTCACGCTTTCCTTGATACGGATGCGGAACGTTTCGTCATCTTCCTGATCGCGGCCCCCGGTAGCTTGGTACTCGTTGGTGCAACTCTGGTGTCCCGGAGGCGTAGGGTTCACGCGGTTCAGCGACAGCGGCGGAATGTTGGTAACAGCACCCGATTTCGTACACCGAACGGGGATATACGCCAGCCGGGAGTTTACGACCACGCGGCCTGTGTTTTCATCAACACCGCCGATCGTAACGTCTTCCGTCGAAACGAACGTCAACCCGGTCGTTGAGGTGAACATCGTACCAGCCTGATAGAACGTACCAGGGTCGCCTATGACACGGACGTAGGTCGTCGCCGGAGCGGCTCCGAAGCGCGGTGCCACGCCACGTAGCGCAGCCAAGGCGTCGAGGTATTCGCCTGCTGCCGTATCGGGGAATATGTGACCTTCGATCACCGCCTGATTGACCATGATCTTCTGGCCGATCTTGGAATCGGCGTAGGCCATGGCGTTCAAAACCGACTCGGCTGACACGTCAGAAACCTTGTCGGTCTTGTTCAGAAATATTTCGAGCCACATCTGCTTGAGTTCCTCGATTGGCGTTATCTGCGTTATCATAGCTTCACTTTTTTGGTCACTTTGTCATTGTACTTGGTCTTAATCTCCAACGTACAAACCAGCGAATCCTGATTCTGTTCGATGGAAACCATATCAACAGCCTCGAATAAATCGTCTTGGAGGAACGTGTCCACCATCTGGCGGCGAACCGTAGGTAGCGACAACTGAGCGGCGGTGACTCCAGCCGTGAGGTTAGGATCGACGCCCAGCAACGGGTTGTCGGGTACGGTCCCACGGTTGAGTCCCATGAGGATCATCACCTTTTGGTCGATGTTGTCCTTGTATTTAACGATTTTAAGGTCGCCTATACGCCGGGCCGAGGTGACGGTCGTTGAGTCGCCAGATCGCCGAAAAACGGCCTTTGTTGCCACTTCCTCTTCAACCTCGATGGTGATCTTACGGGCGATGTCCTTGCCGTAGACCTGTTCACCGATTGGCGGTTCCAAGATAGTAGTCACGGCGGCGGGCGTGATGTTATTCACCATAGCCGTTACGGGCTTCAACTCGTCGATCTCCCACTGGTCTTCTTCGAGGTCGTTGTCCAGCATGAGTTGCTCCCACGAAACGCGGTCCATGCCGTTCGATTGGATGGCTATGGACAGGTCCTCCATAGTACGCTGAGCGCCAATCGACGACTCGACCTGAATCACGGGCTTGTAGTTTCGGGCCGTCAGCGTAGTACGCCGGAACTTGGGTAGCTTCGTAACCTTTTCGACCTGCATAACGAGGTTGTCGATCCACTCCATCAGCAACCAATAGCCGCAGTTATCAAAGCGGTTGTCGTAGTTCTTGAACTGGGCTTGTAACTCACGGCAGTCGGCGAGCAATTTCTGGAGACGGCGCAGGCGGTCATGATCGACGCTTTCACTGAGGCCTGAAAAATACTGGTCGATAGACGTATAATCGTTGTCGAAGAAGTCTTGGTATCGCTCCAAGAAGTCCGTTAAACGATATTTCGTCACGTTGGAAAAGCGGATTATGTATTCAGGAATCAGCATGGCTAAAACATATTCATGATACCGCACGTGAGCAGATCACTGACCTGTCCCAGTACCCGCGTTACACTTCTACTCAATGATTGGTTCATGACCTGCCCCAAGAAGTCGTTGAGAGACTTGATGGTGGTATAAGCGGCCACGGCGCGCAACTCGATCGAGTAATTCCAGATCATGTTGCTGTTCTCGTCCATCGAGTAGTTATCCTGAACGACCTCAACGTAGTACGCCGTGTTGAAGGCGTGGTTGGTGAACACCAACCGATAGGGCTTTCCGTTAGGGTCCAACTTCGTAGCCGCGGTCAGGATTTTCTGCATCATCTTGGTAAGGCCGTACCCCGTTTTGGCGATCATCGTACGGTTATCGCCTACTCCGGCGGCCCCCGTAAACATGCCGATGTTGAAGAACGGGATGGAGGCTCCTTCTTCGGCCTGATCCTTGAATTGCTGCTGGCCGAACGAGACGCGCAACTTGCGGCCGAACGTACCGCGCAGTGAAATATCGACGGGGTTGAACGACGGGTTAATCATCGACACCACCACGTTGTTGGTCTTGGTGATAGTAGTAAGCGATGTCCGGCTTTCAGTGATGTTACTGGGCATGACAGGCAGGTTCATGAAAGCCGCGGTTTCACCGCTCGACCTTATCAACTCCAACGTACACATGTAGTACTCGTAGTCGTCCGGCGCAACAGCGTGTACCAACCCGCGGCCCATCGTAACAAGCGCGTCGCTCGCTGCGCTGGCAAAGTCGCCTTTGGCTTTATTGAGAACTGTTCCTGCTATGGTCGGCATCGTCTTAAATTTACATCAATTATACTTGTTACACGGGTATGGCCGACAACGCAGCGTCGGCTGCGGCCAGAGTTTGAGCCGCGGCGGTTACAGGGGCCGGAAGCGGTAGCATGAAACCACCAACGATACGTATAACTTGCTGGATGGCAGCATTACCGGTAGCAACCTGCGCTTTGGCGGTAGCTGCGCCAGACTTGGCTGACGCTATGACACCCGTGGACGCTACATCCGCCATAGGGTCAGCGCATACGGCCTGAACGCCTAACGACGTTGACGCCTCGATGGCGTTGGTGCCTGATGTTTCAGCGGCTTCGAGCCACGTTTCGGCTTCATCGATCTTTTGCTGGATAGAATCACCAACCGACTGCTCCATGTCGTCGACGTAGCTGTCAGCCTCCTTTTCAGGCAGCGTGGCGAGGTAGTCCTTGCACGTAGCGCGGATAACCATCTTGGGGTCTATTCCTAACTTTCCCATGGCGTTAATGTGATAATTTCTTGTCCTCCATCTTTGGCATTTCGCTGGCCATCCAACTCGAAAGGTTCGAACCAGACGAGGCTATCAGGAGGTCTTTTTGGAGAGCCTGAACCAGCGATTCGATTTGCGCGATATTTACCACGCCGCGGTTTGCGCCGCCATTGAACGAAGCCTTTTCATCCTTCACAATGAACGTCGACTTGCCACCCTTGGTGGTATACTGTAATTCGTCGTCTTGAAGAACTACTTCAATGCCAGCCTCCGTATCAACGCCATTCACGATATGCGCCGTTACGCGGGTTGCGGAAGTGATCTCAACGTGCTTATCGCCTGATACGCTGATATCGGCGTCGGAAATGATGTTCACTTTAGAATCGACGTTTGCCGACTGGACTCGGATATTGATTTCAGCGGGGGTATCCTCCGTACCGCCGACGTAGATGTCGATGATGCCCTGAGAGGCGTCGGTCTTAACCTCAGCAACCACTCCGTTGGATTCCTTGCGCATAGTACGCTGACCCGGTTGTTGCTGGTTGAACTTGCGCAAGTCCAAAGAGTTTACAACGATAGGCCACTGATTGTACTCGTCCAGTACCCAAACCACGGGGGTTCCGAACTCGTCGATTGATACGGGGAACTCCACCGTTTCGAGAACCGACGGGGGAATAGGCACGTTGTTGTAAATAGACCTACCTGCGCCGCCCTGAATAGACACGGTGTTGGTCCTCATGCAGTTTTGGATGTAGAGTTCACGGTTTTCACCGCCCTCAGGGATAACGATATAACCTATACCGCCACACCCCATATGAAGGTGATTCATCTGTACGCCAAATGGCGCCGGGGTGCGTTTATAGTCTTTTGTTTCCATAGGCTATTTTCCGGGCAAAAAGCCGACTTTTTTACATAACATATTCAAAATGGATTGATTGATATGGATGTCGGCAATACACTCATTGAAGGTAGTTTTACCGTCAATAAGGCCATCCCACTTTTCAGGGTACGCGGCTCCCGTTTTTGTTTTGCCGAAGTCAACCAAGCCGAAATATCCACCTAAATTATTGTAACCATCAGCCTCCTTAACAGTAGCTAAATCTTGACGTGCGCCGTCTATCAGGCTTGTCTTCATGCCACGCGATACCTGTAACGTGGTCGAGCGGAAAACGCGGTTTCCGACGCTTTGGAAAGTATTCGTTACAGCGTCAACGTAGTACATTTCTTGTGTAGGAACGAAATACATCCACGTACCGCGCTTGATTTGCCGGTTGCCGTACAAGGTGATGGTCCCCTGACGGGTGAAGGGCAAATAAATCGTCGTTTCGATCAGGTACTTCAAATCGAGCATCATCTGAAGATATGACTTCGCGAAGTTATCACGCGCCTGTTTGCTGATTTCTTCGCTGGCGTTATCAACGTCAGCCTTGCCATCGTTGACGGTGTTGTAGTAGTTGCTTTGAACGTGGCAAGCGCGAGCGCCGAATAACGCCGCCATCTCCGGGAAGAATACTGCTGGGATGTAGTACACCGTACCGTCGTTGCCGCCGAACGAAACACGCGGCCGGAGGTAGTACCACGAGTAAGCGTTGGAAACGCTTTGAGTGAAGTTCGTTTCAACGACCTGCTCCTTCTGAACCACGTGATACAAGCCACTACCGCTCATTGCGTAGTTGTAAGCCCTCAGCACGCTGGCATGGTCAAAAGGCGGGCGGCGGGCGATGAAGTAGTATTGATCGCCCCAAGTTTCTCCCATAAACTCAACGAACGGCTCTTGGCAAACCTTGTTGAACCAGTTAAGAAGCGAGCCTGTTTGGTTGGTAATAGTGCCATCAAATACCTGCCGATGAGCCACGTTTTCGTCAATGATAAGTTTGACGATCTGCCATATACCGGGCGCCAAACGTTGCTTCACTTGAAGGTTTTCGAGTTTAACCTCGGGAATGATAGGCTCGGTGTCTTTGGAATCGAACGGGACTTCTACTTGGTTGTAGCGCGTGAAGTCCATCATCCACTGGTAGTCGGGTACAGGCTTTGACCCCACGTCGGTGGTGAATCGGCGGCGGTCGTAGGGGTTGATGTAAGGGGCAAATTCCTTCTTTGAAATGGAGAAATAGCACTTACTCATCATTTGAGCCGGGTTGAGCCAATCGCCGTTGGCTGCACAATCCAAATGGAGGTGAGGCCCCGTGGATCGTCCGGTATTGCCTGATCTACCTAACAGCGTACCGGGGTCGAGCCATTCGCCTTCGCTGATGTTGGCGATTTCGCTCAAATGCATAAAGCGTACCGTGGCGTATGCATAGCACGCCACCGCGTTCTCGGCCCACTTCTTACGGGATATGGCGTTATTCGCCAAGTTGGCGGTTTCAAACTGACCAAACGGCCCAACATTTCCAAACCACCATGCCGGCATGATTATCGAAACGTAGTTTCCCGAAGGTTTATTTGGCGTACGACTTACACGAACACACTTGCAATACCCCGGAGCGTAGATAGCCGTGCCCACGGGCATTGAAATATCCAACCCTTGGTGGAATTCCTTCTTGTTCTTGCCGTCCATGGACAGCGTTCGGTTGCCGACTATGGAGGTTATGAGAAGAGGCGCTCCGGCTGATTGACCGTACACACACCACTCAGGGTCCCACGTTTTGAAGGCCCAGTATTCGTTTTCCTTTTGGTCCAGTTTACGTACAAGTCCGGTTCCGATACTCATTTCACGTTCTTTTTAGGGTCTTCGGGTGTTGCCGGTTCAATATCGGCCATCGTAGTACGGTCATCACCCCACGGAGTGAACAAGTAGTCTGGGGCGATGGCGATATTCGAAAGCCAGTTTATAACCTCTTTGAGCACAAATTCCAAGGTGTACATATTACCCATGAAAGGCAATATAACGCCGTTGACGTTTCGTCCTAAAAGGCGATTGACGGCAGTCTTACAGTTTAACTGAACGCCTAATCCGTCGCCAGCGTTGGTGGTCGAAATACCTGAAGCGTTGGCGAAGAGTTCGCGTGCACCTAAGTCCATAGCCACCGGGAAGAAGAACGATCCGTCGTCGATCAGTAACTTCATCAGGTCCCGCCCGCGGACACTGACGTTGGAAACTGCACCTTGTGAATCGGTGGAAATAGACACCGAATCCACCAAACCGATCATGTCCCAGACGTCGCCCCGTAACTGAGGTTCGCCTGTACGGTTTGTGAGGTCGGAGTTGATTTCCTCCACCGTCTTTTCAAACCGGAGGAATATCAAATCGTTTGGCGATATGAGCCAGTTGAAATAGTCGTTTTCGTTCCGCGATACGTCATCGGCGAAGGTCGTTTTATAGTACGGCTTTTCCTCAATCGAAGCGGATATGATAGTATTTTCATACGTGCCTGATTCACCGCGAATAGTTTCCTCAATAGCGATATGCGGCAGACTCAACGTGAAGTTACCGCCATTTTTGGCGACGTTTACTGTCATGGAGCCAACGTAACGGGATATGTCGCGCAACGATGAAGCCTTCATATCATCCGACCGTTCACTGTTCAGGAACTCTAAAGCCCGAAACCACCCGCACACGCGAATGTTAGGAGCCATTTTGCGATACTCCTTCGTTATGACGTTACCTTCGCTCCGGAAACCATTTGAGTCCGTTATTTCGAGCAATTGCTCGTCAGCCCATTTAGCGTAGTCAGTGATCTTGGCTTTGACGTTACTGACATATAGAACGTCTTCTTGGCGAATGTTGGTGTAGTACACCCGTATCTTAGCGAACCGCGGCAACGCCATTTCAGGGTCCAACTTATCGGCCGTTAAAGTGTCCAAGACCCCGGTCAGGCCGTGCTCGAACATGTAGGTGTACTTATCGACTAACGACATCGCCGCCAAGATGTTGTCACGGTTGTCGTCGAACAACTTCTCTGGCGTTATCTCGTCAATGTGGTAGAAGGCTATGAAATCCTTCATGGTTACCACGCTCTTCTGGTCGTGGATTATATCGACATATCCCTTAACTTCTATCATCACGAACCGGGGTGAACCTCGTTTTCTTCTATGTTGTAATTTGCCAGCGTGCTACCTAACTGTGTAGCGAACTCCTCCGTAGCTGTCAGCAGTTTACCAATGGCCGTGCGAAATCCGGAGTAGTCGCTCATGTTTTGAAGCATGCTATAATGCGATTCAGTAGCCCCTTGTTTCATAGCCTGACTGGACCGCGAGTATTGACGCGCCGTTTCGCCCGTAGCCAAACCGGGCAACGTTTGAGCCAGTTCGTCGTAGGTCAAATTCGGTAAAACGCCGCGGATGATATTCATAAACGCAGGTGAAGCGAACAGAGCGCTCATGTCGCCACGCTGGTCTTTGGGGATATTGGCCATATCAGCGATACGCTGAATCACCATCGAGTTTATTTGGGTCTCATTGAGGCCAAAACTCTGTGGATTGCTCAGTACGTACTGCAGTTGGAAATTGTTCATTTTATCCAGTCCGAACCCTGCGCCGTACTCCCGTAAGGCGTCGAACGAGATAGCCTGCATATTCTCGCTTTGCGGGTTGCCCAGCGCGGAGTCTAACTTGGCGATAACGTCACCCAAACGGCTATCCTGAATGAACCGCGGGTCCATAGCTGCAGAGTAAGCGGCCTGAGTAGCGTTAGCCACTTCGTAGTTCGGTCGATTGTACGCCGCGTAGTACCGCCCCATCAGCTGTTGCTGGATGTCGTACCGCTCCTGCATCCGGATGTATCCTAACTCGCCGCCGATGCCGGTATTCACGCCTTCATCGTTGAGGCGTTCGAGTTCGTATGCCAAGCGCGAAATTGCCGTGTTGGCCTCCAAGCCATAGCGGTCGTAGCGGGACGCCTGAGCAACGCTGCCTTCGCGAAGATTGAACTGGCTTTCGTTGGCGTAGCTGTAGAACGTCCGATTCTCCCAGTTAGCCAACACGCCAGACGTAGTCATGAGGGCCAGCGCACGTTGCATAAACTCAGCGTCCTCAAACCCCAGCTGTTTACGGGTGATTTCTTCGCCGTAGGCTCCTTGGGTACGGGCGTTGATAACGGTAGCGGTAGCGTTACGGAGCGCGGCATTACCGGTATTGCCACCCCAAATTCCCCGTATTGCGGCCATGTCGCCCATGGACTCAATACGGTTGGTGGTGGCTATGACGGTTTGCCCTATTGCAGCAACGATCGCTCCGGCGATGATACCTGCGATAGGAATGCCAAGTGCGGCGGCTCCTAATCCAGCGGCCCCCATGCCCATGCCAGTGATGTTACCGCTGGCGGCTGAGGTTATCATGCCTGCGCCGGAAGTGGCCAAGCGGGCGTTGGTGATGTTTTCGAAGATATCGCCGTTGCCGGCTGCGCTTTGACGTTGATCGAATTCCTGCAACCTTCGGCGGGCGGCAACGTAGTCGTCTTGCGACACGGCCCGCTCCATTTCGTCGGTGAGTTCCTTGCGCTGCAAACGCAAGCGGCCCATGTAGGAATCGTCGTTACCTGAAGACTTCTCACGCGACTCGGTTCGTAACGCCTCCGCAACGGCCTTCAGGGCGTCCGTCATTTCGCGTTCTACCGCGGCACGCTCACTTTCCTCTTCAGAGGCTAAACGCTCGTCAATCGGCGCAAATTGCTCTTCAATGGCCCGGAACCGGGGGTTGTACCACGAATCGAGGTCCTGAGCGATGGTCTTGCCTGACGGAAGCGGCTTACCTTCGGGGTTGAACAGCGTGCCGTTAGGGGCGAACGAATATTGGTTAACACGCGCTTCACGCTCAGCGTCCAAGCGGTTAACCTCTTCCATGTAACGGCTCGAATTCTCCTCACGAGCCAAGTCGAATCGGTTGCGTATTTCTGCCTGACGCTGGGTGACGATACTCCGGCCGACATCGTCCAAATAACCCTTGAATCCACTCTGGCCGAACGCCGGGCCGCCGCCTTGGGACAACACGCTGCGAAGTTCGCTTACCAAGTCCGACACCGACGCGCTCAACCGCGTATCGCCGCCACTCGCAGGCGGTTCGGGAGGCGTCGGGGGAGTGCTGGTGCCGCCGGAGCCGTTTCCGTTGATGTTAACTGTTATGTCCCTTTCGGCCATTGTTATTTGCGTTAAAAGTCATCCAAGTTGATATTCTCGTAGTCTTCGTCGATCTCCTCTTGACTCAGTTTAACAACCCGTGAATCGTAGTCGTCGCCCATCATTTCACGCTCTGACTGCTCTTGTGCGATACGCTTCAGCAACACCTCTTCACGGTACTCGCGTAACTGATCAAAGAAACTCATCGCCCGGTGACGCGGAGACCCGTAGGCTATACGGTATTTCCTCCGCCACCAAAGGTCGATCGGGAACTGACTCAGCCAGCGTTCGACGCCACGGTCAGTGACGTCATTCAGCGTCGGCTCCGCCCTTTGCGTTGAGAGACGGCTGGGCATTTCCTGCCTCATACAGTTTCGACATCATCGAGTTATACCACGGGGCGATTTGCTGCTTGTACCAAGCCGTGAGTTCCGACGCCAGCCCCGAATCGACGCTCATCAGCGACTGCCCTTCAGGAAGGTTCAGCATGTTGCGTACGGCTTTGAGTTTGATCTCGATGAAGGCCATGGCGTCGATCACGTCAACGGCGTAGATCATGCTCTTCACACCGCTGGCCAGCATAACGCCGTAGCGTCCGCCAGAGTATGCGGTTTTGAGGTTCTCGATGTCGATCATCTCGCCGACGTTAGGGAACTTGACGTTGAGTTTCGCACCACGGAACTCGACTGCTTTCACCTCGGAAAGTTGTTGTTTGTAATCTTCCATTTTAGACTATTTTTGTTTAACAATAAAGAGAGCACCACGGGCTTTCCGTAGCACTCTCTTTATACTTGGTGTTGGTAGATAACGCGGCGTTACTCGCTGATACCGTCAAAGAGGATCGGGCTGGTGTACTCAAACTCGGTATCACGTCCCGAGATCTGCCCCTCTTGGATGTCAAAGCCCTCGCGGGTAACGAACGCCCCTTTCACCAGCGCGAACGTTTCGTAGGTGGCCTTAACCATTCCGGTTTCGGGGTCGATTTCGCCGTCTTTGACCTTACGCTGAACAGCGAACTCCAAGCCCTCTTCCTGAAGCAGGATGGCGTTGGCCCACTCTTCGACGCTGGTAGTCTGGCGGAAGGTTCCCTTCTTGGACACGTTGGCCAGACGGTTGAAATTGATGGAGTACGAACTGCAACTCAGCGATCCGCTCCATTCCACCGCCGGAACCTCACTGGGCGTGAGGCTGCCGAGGCCGACGACCCGCCCGCGGCGGATGTTCTCCGTGATGCGGACGTTCTTCATCTTACCGACAGCAACGCTGTTGATGCGGATAATCGCCAGCGGTGCAGTCATTACTTTCTTATTCGACATATAGCGCTCCTTTCTTTAATTACGAGTTGAAAACATAGTCGAGCATGTTCCCGACGAAGAACGTCTTGTTGACCGGAACGTTCGGGACGAAGTCGTACGTTACCTTGTAGTCGCCGTTGCGGGCCGAAACCTTCACGTTCTTCCACGAGATAATCAGGTTGTCATCACCTACCTTGGCCACGAGCGACGTGAGTTTGGTTTCGGTGAAGTCCTTCACGGTGTTGGGCGAAGCCTGAGCCGCCGTGTTACCCGTGAAGCGCGTTTGGCCTTCGAGGATCAGTTCCTTGTTCAGCTGAGCCTTGATCAGAGCGATCGACAATTCGAAGGTCTGGCCGTCCTCGGAGATGGTCTGCTTGTTGTTCTGAAGCGACGTGATGCCCTGATTGACGCGGTAGTAACCCGAAACCTCGCGAACGTGCATAATACCAGCCTGAAGGGCCTTCACGCGCTCGCTGAACGTGAGATCGTAGGCGTAGGCGTCGTATCCCACGCGCTTGAACGTAACGGGAGTCTGGGCAGCCAGACCAGCGTTCAGGCCCATGATAGCCGCAGCGAGATAGATCGACGGCAGGTTCTTGGTGCCGTTGCCGTCCTTACGCGGTACGGTAGGCGAACCGTGGGTGACGATGACCTTCTCGTCGTTGTAGTGTACAGCCAGCGCCTGCGAAGTCTGGGTAATGGTGTTGGTCGTCAGCAGATCAGCCTTTCCTTCGCCGCCGGGTACAAACATAAACTCGTCAAACTTGGCGTCGTTCTTCAGGAAGGTGAACAGTTTGCCGTTGGACGAAGCCTTGGCGCCGTTGACTACACCGTAGTCCGTACACAGGAAGAACGTAACCTCCAACTCGCGGATAGCCTCCAGCACGTCGGGGTAGTATTCGTTCTCGCCCTTCGAACCCTGATACGACGTGGTGCCACCAGCGAACAGTGCCGGAGCGGTTACTTTCAGCGCGGTCGTGCCTACATAGCCTGCACCCTTCGACGGGCGGAAGTTGGCCATGGCCATCGACGACGTCAGCAACCAGTTGTAAAGTTCGTCGTACGTTCCAATCTCACCCGACTGGGCAACCATCTCACCGTAAGCGTCAGCCAGCGAATAGGTGCCGTAGGGTTCACCCGCAGCGTCCGTACCGCGGTAGTTACCTCGGTAGATGGTGACGATGAATTTCGACGTGTCGTCAACGCCTGCCTTAATCGCGAGGGCGTAGCCCACCTTGAGGTTCTCCAGCGTGCCGTTCGACAGTTCGCTCATATCGCCTTCAGCTACACCGTTACCAACCGCGCCTTCGTTCAAACACGTCAGGACGATAGAATTGGTGTCAGCACCGATACTCAGCGTTGCAGGCGTGGTCTTGGCTGCACGGGTATAGTACAGACGCGGCGTACCCAGCGCACCGTCGATCGGCGTGAATAGCTTTTGAGCGATGTCGGTGATCATACCGCCACCCATAAAGTCCGAGAAGTCCTCGAAATTCTCGAAACTGTAAATGGCCTTGCGCCCGGAAGCGTCAACGCCGGCAATACCTGCGCCGCCAGCGAATTCGTACGTTGCATCGTCCACCGTCTCCTGAGAGAGACCCGTGTCGATAATCATAACGCGGCCAAACGAAGCCACGTTGACTACCGAAGTGGGCTGGTAGACAGTGATCGCGTACGAACCCGGCTCAACGTAGGTTTTGCCATTCATCGTTACCACAGTACTCATAATGTTGTATGTTTAGAAAAGTTTGGTATTTATTCGGTTTCATCGCCGCCGGGGATTATCACTTCACCGCCAAACGGGTCGCAAATGTTATAATTGTAGCTGATGGCCTTTACGACTTGGGCACGCAATCTTGTTGGAACCGTAACCTCGTATTTGAACGCCAGCGTGAGGGCTTTGTGGAATACGGTTGGCGGGATGATGTCCTGCTGGAGGATGATATCGCCACCCGATACCCGCGGGATGCGTAACCCCACCAAGTCGAGGTTTGGAGCGTACATCAGCAGCATGGATTTCAACACGTTGTAGGCAATCATAGCCTCGGATGAATTATCCGACGTGATAAGAATCTGGTACTGCGCATCCATCCACTGCGTGTACATGAATTGCTCGGCGGCAGCGTCCCACTCCTGCCCCTCACCCAGCGGGGCATTAGAGGCTTGTTCGCCGGGCAAAATGATATGAACGGCGAGGGCTGTCGTTACCTGAGCGTTGTATCCCAAATGGACCTCCAAATTCGCCGGGTTAGAGAATATCTTGACCGCCTGCTTGAAGTAGTTATAAGCGTTCATGTGGATAGGCTGGTCGTCTTCGTTGGCGCCAAGCAGCTGATACAGGATGGTGTTCTTGACGTCAGCGGGTAGCGTCATGGCGATATCGTCGCGTATCATCTTCACGATGGCGTTCAGCACGCGGGCGATTATCACTTCAGGCAAGATAATGGCGTCTACTTTCATAAGTTTTCCAAGAAATTAACCGATTCGTTATGTACTATGGTTTCAACGTCCGTCTGGTCGAGGGCCTTGTCGGCAAACCGTCTTGCGGCCAAACCGGGGAATATCCAACTCAGCGGATCGCTGTTCTTTGACGCCCGGCGGAACGAAACGTACATGTTCTGGGTGGTACGCGCGTACACGCCAGTCATCTTGGTGATGCCCTCGTAGATGGAGTGCTTACGCAGGTAAGCCCCGTATGCCGGCGAGCGGTCAGTAGCTGCCACGGCACGGCGTGTAGTCGGTATGTTGTACGGCGAAGGAATCTGCGAAGCGCGTAACCGCTGCCCGGTAACGAACGTGCGTACCACGTTGTAAACCTCTTGAGGCATTTCGTCAGAGAATCCTGCCTGACCAACCGTGCCGGGCGTACCATGGCGGAACGGAACAGTCAGATACCAATCGCCGCCGGGCTTCAGTACCGTACCGTCTTTGCGTAGTACGGGAACGGTGTGGCGGACACGCGATGACCGCTGGAAATACTCCTTCTGGTCGAAAGGGGTTGCCCCGGCCTCCAGCATCACTGGTAGTTCCCCCGTGAGGACGATCGACTTGGCAAAGCGGCCACGGTCGATGATGTTGAGATTTTGGAGGTATTCGGGGCGTGTTGAATTGAGTCCCTGCTTGGCTTGGGCCTGCCAATTCGCATAGACGGCTGCCGTGACGGCCTGAACACACAACTCGGTCAGGTCGTCGATCTGGGCTTGGGTGAGTCCAAACTGGGCTCCTAAACCCGTGACGTCTATGTTGATGGGCCGTGCCATTACTTCACGGTGTTATCGTAGGGGACGTCGCCGTAGCGCATGGGCGGGAATACGTACTCCGCCTTGCGGCCAACGACCTTCACTGGCATAGCGGTCAACGCTCCGCGATCCACGGCGCAGGGCTTACCTTCGCGCACTTGCATGAGTTCGCGGTCAACGTCGATTATGTGATAGACGGGGTAGTGCTTGTAGCGAATAGAAACGGTCAAATTGCCGGCTTTAGCGTTAGGGTCGTTACTTTCTACCATGCCGATCAAATCCTTGCTGAAAACGACCCTGTTCTTGTCCACGCGGAACTCTGCCGTAGTAAGCGGCCGCAACGGTTCGCCGTCGGCTACATGAAGGAAGATGTCGGTCACTTCCAAGGGTTCGTACACTGGGTAAGCGAACAGTTCGTTACGGTAGATAGTCGGCCGGAGTATCTCGGAGAAATACCCCTCCAAGTCCAGCAGCACGACGCGGTCCATGAACCCCATACGGTCAACGGCGCGGGCCGTGATGGCGGCGGTGCCGATGTTGAGTTCGCTCCACTCTTCGTACTTGCGGCGGTTGCCCATGGTCTGGGCTATGAGGCGCGTTTCACGGCGATTGACGAAGAACCATCCTCGGCCGTAGCAGTTTTGACACGTCGACGAGGCTTGACCGCTGGTCTTGTCCACGCACGGGCAACGCATGGCGCGGTCGATGTAGGCGTCGTACCCCTGATCGTAGATAAGGCGTTCAAAACGGCCGACGTCCCAGCCCACGGCCGGACGCCCCGGTTGCGCGGGGGTCAGGCTCACGGGTGGGGTGTCAACGAGCGACGCGCTCAGTATGGATTGCTTTTTGGCCATTACAGTACATCAAACGCGATACCGCGGTATTGGTTCTTCAGATTCGGCAGTTGTTGATTCAGTTCGTCCAGATATAACTTGATGCGGCCGCCGAATAGGCCGCCTTGGGCCGAACGTGTCAACGGCGTGTTTTGTGACACACCATCGAGTGAGATACTCACCGACGACATGCCCACGCCGTAAAGTACATCGCCTATTACTGCCAGCACGTTCAACGCTGCTGCCTTGGCAATAAAGTTCAACAGGTCGGCGGGTATTTCGTCCCACCCGGTGACGTATTTCAACCGCCAGTAGTTAGGGATGTACTTTTGACCAAACCACCCCAAGTTAGGGGCAATACCGTTGTACACGTACGAGTTCTGCGTCATGATGGCGCCCTTTCCGGAACCCGAATTGGGGATCAGCGAGATATTACGGTACACGGCCACAGAAGCGATCTTCTTGATGGAAAGCCACTCTGAGGGGTAGCGGGTCTGCATTACAGAGTTGATGAAACCGCACAACGAATGAATACAGACCACGGGGTACATCGCGCGGATGAAGCCCCAGTTGTTCCACTCTTCGCGAATATAGTCGCGGCTCTCTTCGATGACCTGCTTTTTGAGTTTCACCGACAACAGGTGTTCTACCTGCGCCTGCGCTACCTTGATCTGGGTCTTGATCGAAGACTCCGAAACGCGCTGGCCATCGGGTGCACACATCGGAATGCCGAAAAGGTAGTTTTCAGCCAGTTCCGAAGGGCTTAACACGAGGCCTTCGTTCTTGTTATAGAGGATGTCTAATTGAAGAGTCATTTTGGTCTGTTTTGCGAGTCGTAACGGTGAGACGAGGAAACTACTCCTCAGAGGTGACAGCGGCCTTGTATTTCTTCACCAGATAGGCTGCCATCAATTTGGGGTTCTTCTTGAACTTCTTGAACTCGTCCTCAGGATAACCTGCTTCGGCGGCGGTCTCGAGCATCTCGTCGAGCGACATGGCGCGAATCTGGTCAATGACGACCTTGTCCTGATCCTCGGCCGTGGCTTCGGCGGCGGTCTCCTCGGCGGCCTTTTCAGCCTTCTTTCCTGCAACGGCCTGCCATTCGGGCAGCGTCAGCAGATGTTTGGCGCAGGCTTCAGATACGTTGATCTCGCCGTTGCGGTCGATTTGAATGGTGCCGTCAACGGGGACAGCGAGGCGCGAACCGTACAGGGACGCATTGGTGGTTTTCAGTTTCATTGTAAACGATTTAATGAGAAAGCGGAGATGGGGCTACCCCCACCCCCGCTTCTCGGTTGAACGATTGTTTCGTTAGTTGGAGGCGCGTCCGATGTCAAGAAGTTCAAGAAGATACCGTACAGCAGCACCATGAAGCGGTACGCAGGCGACAGAATCGCGAGGTCCATCTTCATCAGCGGAGCCAGCTGAGCGAACTCGATCACTTCGTTGTCGAACTGAACCAGGAAGGCCTGATCGCAGTCGGGCAGGAAGTAGTTGTTATCGCGGCACAGATCGCCGGCAGCCCCTGCGTAACCCAGTTTCAGCTGAGCCACCGAGATGTCGAAGATCGGGTACAGTTTGCTGTTCTTGTCGCCACCCTTCTTCGAACGGTACACGCGATAACCCGTAGCCGGGTGAGCGTTGTCCACGATCGAGAACTTGAGGTCAACGACCGACCCCGCAGTCACGGCCACCGGAGTCTCGTTCACCACCAGCGACGACTCGCCGTGGCGGTTGATGGCTGCGATAGCGTAGATGTAGTTGCCAGCGTCCTCCGAGTTGAACTTCGAGGTCGTCACGTCAGCAACAACCGTAGCCGGAGCGGCGGTGTCCCATACGGGAGCGGCGGGCGACTTGGGATGCGTCGACTGAGCACCAGCAACCTTGAACGGAGCCTTCTTGAAGAAGACGTCGTAGTTGAGGCCGATGCGGCCGAACTGCGAGTCGAACGCCTGAACGCGCTGACCCATGATACCGGCGCTGGTCTGGGCGGTGTTGGGCTGGATGAACTTGTTGCCGTAGAACGTCTTGACGAAGTCCGAAAGAACGGCGGGGGGAGCATACAGCTCGGTTCCGAGGCCGTAGTTCTCGACGATCGAGTTGGCAGCCGTCTCGATGGGGTCCTCGGTCAGGCCACGACCGCGAAGGTCGATCACGTTCTCAGAGTTGAGGTAAGCGTCCAGACCGCTCCATGCGTCCGACTGCAGCTGCTGAGCCAGCAGACCGTTGAACTCCTGCGGGATGATGTCCGAGTTGCCGTAGTACAGCGACTTGTTCAGCTTGCGGAGAATCCACAGCGTACCGTCTTTGATGGTGCGCTCCATGATGTTGCCCACCATCGTGTTGACGAGGGTCATCTGGTGCGTAACCGACTTGGTGACGCCGAGGTATTTCACCAGCTGAGCCCGACGGATGTAGATCGAGTCTTCCTCGTCGGGGAGTTCGCCTTCGTTGGTGAAGCCACCGCGGTCAGCACCGTACGATGCCAACTGGTTGTACTCCTCAACGGTGTTGTAGGCGGCCTTTTTCGGCAGGTTCTTCCAGAGAACGATGTCGCTCTCACGGAACGTCAGGTGCTTCAGAGTACGCTCCAGCGACTCCACCTTCAGCGGCGCACCGGAGGCATCGGTAAGGTTCGTCGTCTGACGACCCGTGATGTCGGTGGCTTCGAGGGCTTTGTTCAGCGCAGCGACCTCTTCCTGACTGGACGAGCCGTACTGGGCACCACGCGCTTGGATGCCATAGTCGGCGAGATTGATAGAAAGTCTGTCCATGATTTGGAATTGATTATGTTATGGAATAGTTTGGGTGTTTCTACTTCACGATCTCGTATCCGGTTTCCGCCTTCAGACGAGCGATGATGTTCGAAGGAACGCCGTCTTCCGGCCTGGCCTCAAACGCCAAAAGCGCGTCACCGTACTCCTTGTCGTAGCCCTTGGCGAACGACGCCTGATCGAGCAGCGAAGCAACGGCCTTGGGATGCTCCGTCATGGAGATACGGGTAATGCCGTCGGCCTTCTCGATGTCGCCTTTGGTGTCACCCTTGGCGAAAGCGCGGTCAACCACCGTAGCCGAACGCAGCGACTTGGGGCGCGGAACCTCGCTGCCGTAGCGTTCCAGTTTGGTAGAGAAGCCTTCGATGACCTCGGTCTGGCCTTTGATGACGTCTTCGAGTTCGGCGATGCGTTTAGCGTCCTCAGCGCGTTTCTGGCGGAGATCGTTCACCAGTACGGCGGTAGCTTTGATGTACGACTTGAAGTCGTTACCAATGCCCTGAATAGCCTTCATTAGGTCGTTGTCGGCGGCCTTCTTCATCTTGGCTCCGTTCTTGTCGCACTGCTCGAAGCCCTCGTCGTCGTCTTCGGTCTCCTCTTCGGATTCCTCCTTCTTGCCGGCCTTAGCATTTTTCATGTTGGCGGCGTTATGACGCGGCTCGTCGTCGTGGGTTTCGTCTTCCTTACCCATCTGGCCGTCGGCGTCGTCACCCTTTTGCACGTCTTCGGCATCGGCGGCAACCTTACCCTCGGGATTCAGCCCCAGAGCGTCGTATGCCTTCTCGATGTCCTCGGAAGTGATGGATTTGCGTTTGTTCATAACCGATATGTTTTTGATTAAAGTGTACACTTCTTGGGCGTTCGGTATTGTAATATTTGGAATGTCGCGGAAGATACATTCCATGACGGAAGATTTCGAGAACGTTTTCTTCGGTTGGCCGTCGACCGACTCAGGCATCAACGCTGCGCCACTGGACGTAGTAAGAGCCTTCTTCTCGGTATCACCACCGCGCTGTTCGGCGTTGTCGTCCTCTTCCTCCAAATCGACCTCAATGCCGTCGGCGTCGATTTGGCCTTTTATGATGTTGACGAACGTATGAGGATTCTTGGGCATGTGGGTTACGGCCACGCCAGTGATAACGGCCTTAACGATCTTGTTGTAGAGGGGCGACTTCTTGTCGTTAGAAGCACGCTTTACAACCTTTCCTTCGATGGAATACCCCAAGCGGCGCGTCTTGCTGTCTTCTTCGAGAGTTTTGGCCAGTTCGTAGACCTCATTAGCCATAGGCGACGAAGCGTACAGGTCGCTCTCGATCCAAAGACCTTCAGGACGCAACTCGACCTTCGACGGCTCACCGATAATAGCGGCTGGGGAGTTCTTGGCTTGGTGGTGCCAGTTAACCATTCCGGAGTTCTTCAGCGGCTCGATGTCAAACCCCGTGGGATCGAGGTATTCGCCATCGGCGTCCTTATCCATGGTAGAGGCAATACCGCCGATACGCATAACGGGTTCACCCGCTTCGTCGGTGGCCTTCTCGATGCGCCCGATAGGGCACCAGAAATTGAATTTATCGTCCTTAAACATGTTTTACGATAGTGTACTGTTATCAGCGTTATACTTGTAATGGCGAATCGTGTTGACGTGGGGCAAAACACGTCCCCACCCAGTGGACCGCTGTTGGCGGAGGTGGGGCAGTTGACCCTATATACATCGGGTCGGATGAATCCATCACGATGATTGTTGAAAATCACTCGTGGGATAAGGATGGCGAAATAGTGCCTGTATTCATAGAGCCGTCATCCGATATATAC